TTGTTAGGTGAGGTTATGAACTACTGGCCTATGTTTGTTTAACATAGCAATGATTTTATTCTCAACCCCTTCATCTAATTTAAATGCGTTACCGATGAAAAGACCGTCGTTTATTTTTTCATCATAGCCCTCATAACAGGGTTGGCCCTCTTCCCACAAAGAATACATCAAACACAACAAATCTAGACTGCTGTTGCCAAGTTCTTCCAGTTCCGCCACTCTTTCCATCAGCAATCGCTCTCTCTTTTCAATGCCACGGAAAGAGTTTAATCGCTGCTCCAGTTCCGCTATACGCTGGTTGGCGGCGTTGTCGATGATAGCTTCGAGTTCGGCAATCTTCGCCTTCAACTCCACCTCAGACGGTATTTGCGCGTGTAGGTAGAGCTTTCTCCATCCGGTAGTCCATGTTGCGTTACCCCGATATGGAATGATTCGCAATGAAAGGGAAGTTGTATCCTGTACGTAGACAGGCTCCTCCGCATCAGCCACACGTATGCGATCTTCCAGTTGCTTGTTACGCCGCTCCACTACTTCTACCAAGTCCAGCAGTTCCTGTATGCGCTGGTTGTCGGCGGAGAGTTTGGTATGCTCCCTCTCTATGCACGCAACAGCTAATTCATTCTGCTGTTGTTTCAGATTGATATTTGATTCCAGCTTGGCAATTTCGTCCAAGTATTCGTTTCGTGTGGCAGTATCTTCCGCGATTATCTGATTGTAAGTGCTTCGTACTTGATTCAGAGTTGCTTCCAGTTCCTTGTTGCGCTGGTTGGCTGCGGAGAGTTGCTGTTCTTGCTTCTCCGCCAAATCATTCAGTTCATCTTTATCCGAAGCCAGGCTATCAATATCCGGCTGCATCACAGCTTTGGCGGCTTGCCAACCAAGTTCACGCTGCCACGCCAACTGTCTTAACTCCTCAGTTATTGTTATGTCATCAGGATGATAATTAAATTCCCAGTGATGCCACACTAAAAATTCCTCTCGTTGCTTGTCCATCACTCTCTCCTAAATAATGACCCTCACGTTAGCAAATGCTGACAGAATATACTCTGGTCGCACTAGTAAAGACCTTTCTCGACTATTTCACGAAGATCATCCAGGCCGGGTACTGTCTCCAGTGCGAACTCATCCAGGCGAGTTATACTGAATTTGACGTCTTCCAGGGTTGAATCAGTTGCGTCGCCAGTTTCAATCCTCACGCGCTGCAATGTGAGATGATCTATGAGTGCAGCAATCAGCCAGGTTTTGTCGTAACCAAGTAGTGGATCTACTTCAAGGGCAAGGGATGGGGTTGTGGCGATAGGTGGGTCGGGCTTTTCGGGCTTCCATCTGCCGAATGGGTCCCGCTGAAACATGTTTGTCAGTTTCTTGCTGAGGGTTGACGACTCTTCTTGATTCAGACCACGGGATGTTCTGAAGGTGATGGAGTAGTGGTGTTCACTCATCGTCATACCTGCTGGGAATGCGGGCGCCGTTGTGTGAGAATAGCTTTGCCAGTAAGGCTAGGAGCTTGCCCCACAGTCCAGACAACATTATATGCTGTCCTTCGGTGGGAGTGCTCCTGTACGCTTGTACTGTTCGATGGAAGCTGCCAAACTGCGATTGGCGAATTCAGTGAAAGACATTCCGTGTGCGTCCATGACAGAACGCATTGCGTCATACGTCCGTTGAGGGACATGGATATTCATTTTCTTTTTCTCGATTGCTGCCATGATACTACTCCTAGATTTATGTTGTGGCTATGAATATAATGTTACGCAAGATGCTTGTAGATTGCAATAGTCTTTATTAGGATAGACTGCACTGGTTAACCAAACACAAGTCTCCAGCACCACTTCAAGAAAACCCAAGTGAAAGGTAGTTGGAACGGATCCTCAAGTTTCATATAACGACCTGATGGATCGCCACGGTATGCAAACAGTTGGATGCTGGTGTCGTACGGGTCACGACAGTTGCGTCCGCTAATTGGGTCAGGAAGGTTTATCATTTGGGTTCCTATATAATTGTAATGCCGTTGAGGTGGTCCACTTCGTGTTGTATGCAGTACGCGAACAAGCCCGACGCCTTAAACTTGATGGGCGTCCAGTCTTCATCGAATCCCTGTACGGTGATTGCTTTGCTCCGTTCCATTGGAACTGTCTTACCCGGAAAGGACAAACATCCTTCTACGCTTGTCGTATTGCGAGCGCTGCGTTTCGAGATAACGGGGTTGATTAGAGCTTGCTTCATCCCGGCAACATGAACAACGATAACACGTTTCAAGACGCCTACTTGGTTAGCTGCAAGTCCAATGCCTTTCCCCGCATACATGAGGGCGAACATTGCGCCGATTAACGGTTTGACGTCTTCACCAGCAGGAACGTCTGCTGCGACGCTGGACAGTTCAGGGTTGCTGCGTCCGTTTAAGACGTTCAAGTTCATTTTTCTTTTGCTCCTTTACTTCATCACGTACGATTATAATATAGTAGCAGAAATACATCGCCACTACCCATGCTGCAACTACCTTAACGACTTCCCAATTCATGTTAGTATCTTTCGGTTGGTTGTAGGGAATCTACTGGAACGGGTTTTACTACCAAAGCTTTCGTATTCTGCTCACACAGGTCCGAGTCAGGATAACCACCATACTCGTCATAGTCCTGATGCCATTTGTGGTTCGCTTCAATAGCTTTTCGCAGGAATTCGACTTCCGCAAGCGCTGCATTGAGTTCTTTCCCACAGTCTTGGTATAGGTCGAAATTGTACGCTGCTTCATGCAGCTTCTCTGCTATGAAGACTTTGAGCGCTTCGATACGCTTATCTTGCTTTTGCATCCCAGCTTGGTACGATGTTATTTGGTGCATCGCTAAAGCCAAACGTGACTGGAGCGGGATTAGTTCTTGCAGACGCTGTGACTGCTCTTTGATTATGGCGGATTGGCGGTTGACGAGCTCTGCCATTTCAAGATAACTTAGGTGTTCAAGCATTTCGATTTCCTTTATAGTTGTGCAACAAGATTGTTTGGTTGTTTTCTTGGTACTTCTTTGTAGAACATGTGCGCGCCTATCCTTACGGTGAATTTCATGCGAGTTGAACGCGCCCATCTGGGATTACTTGTTACAGTGTGATAATGGTCTGCACCATGCGTTGGGTCTGTGTAGCGCTGGCGGATGAGATGTACAGCCAGTACTCTGATGTTGCGCCAGACATGCCCGGGTCTGGGTTTCGGGAGATTTTGGTCAGTCCAGGAAAACTGCGCATGTTGGTAGACAATTTCGCAAATCGTTTTGTGCTGGGCATGGGCTCTGTTAAGCGTAACTGCGGCGACAGCTATTTGTCCTTTGATTGACTGTCCGCGGGCCTCATGGTAAATGTTCTTTGCAAGACAATTCGCTTGATGCTGCGTTGGGTGTGCTTGTGCGGTTATAGGTAAGAGTGCTAACATTGCGAAACAGTATCGTATGTTCATTCTTCAACCTCCTTTAGGTAGTTTAACCAGTATTCAATCTCTTCCTGGTCTTTTTGGTATTGCTTCCTACGCTCCTCCAACTCCTCAGGTGTAAACCCGATTCTTTCCCTTCCTCCATCGTCAGGAGCCAGTCTAGCAAGGGCCGTCTTAAACAAGCTTTCACGTTCTCTTAATGCCGACTTCCGCGCTCTTTTCAGTCTTTCAGCGTTTGCACGTTGTCTTTGTTCGCGATTCATCTGTCAGGATCCTTTGCTTACGTTTTGCCATGTTATACAGGGCTGTGCAAGATGTCAAGCTATCTGTTTTTAAATTTGTCTGTTTTTGATTTTGTCTGTTTTTGATTTTGTCTGTTTTTGAAAACGGGTGCGGGTGGGTTGTAGTGCGACTGAGATACAACGGAGAAAGGAATTATAACAAAGGCTTCCTTTCTAAATAATCGTACTAATCCCACCTAAGATAAGGTGGGACAGTAGATTAGTTTTCTCTTATACAGCGATTTGCGGTTGCTTGTTGGTACGCACCAGTTATCGTTGGACGCGTGTATTCAATTGCTGGGAAAACTCTGTTGAATCTGCCCCAGCCAAACAATCTTGGACTAAGGCATTTTGCGGAATGCAGAGTTGTTGTAAGTATTCCGCCGATTTGACGACCAGTTGCAATGTCTACTACAATAAAGCGGCTCATGCTACGCCACCATGACGGATAATCCACAAACGCACATACTGGATGCGAATGTGGGCTTGTTGCTGGTAATCTGCTGCGCGATCGTTTGTCATGTTGCTCTCCTTAGATGTGGATGAACAGGAGTACTGCTAACGTAATGGCGATAAGTACACCACCAAGATAGCATTCAAGATCATTGCGATTCATTTCATACTCCAAGATAAGACACTAAACTTGTGTCATACATATTGTTGCACATTGCATAAGGGTATGCAATAGTCTAACGCGTTTATAGTGCATGTATATATGAATGGCTAAAATCTGGCATTTGTGGCGCTGTATATGCACGTTTGGCGCGTTTGCGACCGCTGGTTGATGTAATGGCATGGGCCAGCAAATCTACTTACTGTTGCGCGTTTAAACAAACGGGAATAATTAGGATTGGTTGCACGGGTTAGCTGAGTGTTACATAATCCATTGACTTAGAATGTGCGATATGCTTTAATACGCAACGCACATCTCCCTGCGCTTGTTCTGTAAGATAAGATATTTATCTGTGGTTATGGTGGTTATGGTGGTTTATTAGTGGGGGGATGGAGCTGAAAATTGCTGTAGTATCAATGGGTTAGAAATGTAGTGTCCTCAAGTTTTATCCTTAGGATGGTCCGGTAAAAGTTTGTTTGTAATCAGTAGGTTACGTGACAGATTGCCCTGGGAAAACGTCCTGTCAGATTTGCAAATTACATGGAAGAATTGTGGTAAAAAAGCCTTTTAAATCAAAGGGCAAGGGGATTATTGTCCCTGCTTTTTGTCGCTATACACGCGGGACGTGTTGTGAAAAATTTTTTTTAAAAAGGTCAAATTTTTGAAAGGGCGACGGTTTATTAGGGCGGGACTGTTTCAAGTTGTTGAATGGTAATGACAATCTTACAACGGTTTTTTTGTTTTTGTGGGGAATTTAAAAATCTGTCGCGACTGTTTGTTAGGATAAAAGTAGTTTAAGTTATTGAATAGTAATGATAATCTGGTGGTGGTTCTTGTTTACGTGTTTTGGGAAATAATCTGCTCTAGTACGCGAACTGTTACAAAGCAAAGTGTTAGAGCGGAAATGTCTTGCGTTTTGGGAAGATTTATGATAGTAGATTGTGGATTTGGGGGGGGGATTGTGGAGAAGAAGCGGTTGTGGGTTGTGGGTTGCCGGTTGGCGAATTTGCGGATTGCTTACGTATTAGGAGCTAATTTCATTTTTAAAAACTGTCACGACTTTAATGCCTCTTAGCTGTCGTCAACGATTCATTTCAAGAGCGAAGTCATCCTGTACAGAATGCTCGCGTATATAGAAAGGCAGCGCAAACACTGGTCATCGCCAACTGGCAACTGTGCTAACCCAACCAGACTCCGCGGAATTTATTTTATCTGTTTTCAATCTAAGGTAGACGGAATCTTGTCCCATAGAACTTTTGTCTGTTTTTGATTTTGTCTGTTTTCAATCTTGAAGACGCGGTATCTTGAAGACGGGAATATAAGCAGACTCTTATGCCATTTTATCGTCACCGGTTGACGATATCTCGTCACTCGCCAACTGTCATCTTCTAGTCATCTTCTAGTCATCTTTCCGTCATCTATCAGAAGCGGAATAACCTTACCTATCACTCAACTATTCTCCGCCGGTTGGCGAATGCGAATGCGTCTTGCTCGCATCTACAGAGGTGACGAGATCTCGTCACGCGTAAAGACCCACTAACTCAGAAGGGCTTGTAACCCATTGATTCTATTATGCTTTTCTTGAGCACCTTCGCCGGCCAGTACCTTACCTAGGTGCTAGAAACGCCGTAAACAGCGTTCTGACGCCTGCCGCTACAAGCGCCGCCAAACGGCGGTTCTATTGGTAGCACTCGCTAACCGAAACAGCATTGGCACGGTCTTTGCTACGTGTGCGCGTTCTTTTAATATACCAGCGCGTTAGACCTTGTTACAATTTGTTACACTTTACATGCACAAGACTATAGCATTTTGCATAGGTTTGGGTATAATGGTAACTGTACCTTGTAGCTGAGGTGCCGCCGCCCAGTGGTCTGATACGCGAAGGCTCGTCGCGTAAACAATGACCTAATCATGGCCGCCGTTGAATTCGGCATATTTACAACCCACGTTGGCAATATCAGGCTGCAATCGTGCAGTCTGCAAAATAAATGAAAGTGAGAAATTACCATGAAAAAGACTACCAAAACCGCAGCCCAAGCCGTAACCGTCGCGTTGCCTGTGTCGCCAGAAATGAAGAGCTTAGTCGAGCAGATTGGCGGCGCTGTTAGCGTACCTGTACCGGCCCACAAGAAATCGGCCAAACAGTTTATTCGCGAGACGTTGTCAGTTGAAGGCGCGAAGTTAACGGTTGAAGAAATGTGCAAACAGTCAGGCTGTACCCCGGTGAATATTCGTACAATGCTGTCCGACCTGCGTTCGCCAAAGTATGCAGGCAAAGCCGGCGTCTTTATCACTAAGTCAGTTCGCGACGGTGATAAGACCTACTACATGAAAGCGACACCAGCTGCACAGTAGTAAGAACCACGTATCAAAAAGCGCACCAATTCGGTGCGCTTTTTTACGACTGCGCATTTTACATAATATAGTATATGCGTTTAAGCAAATAACTATATGCTAATATACGAGTGATAGTGAGTACTCACTGGCACACAGCGCACCATTATGGTGCAGACAGGACGGCGGGCCCGTCTCCCCTAGATGACGGCAGAACCCAAGTTTGGTTCCTTATGCAATCTTATGCAAGCAGACGCCGCCAACCGGCGCAACCCATTCCCCACTCCAAATTCCACACACGCCACGCCACCTCGCCAACCGTCAATCCAGGACTGCCATTCGGCGAACTCCCACAGAACTTTTCCCAACACAAAACCTGTCCATGTGTTATAATGGGTTTCAGACTGCAAATTCCACGAACGACGAAGAAAATTTTATGGCCCTGCGTTTAAACCTGACGAGTGACGAACTTCAAGAACTCTCATCAAAGGAAGAGATCTACCACGCCCGCGAACACTGGAGAGAGCCAACAACACCTACCATAAGAAAAGTCCTTGATAAGTATCCGGGCTTCCAGCCTAACAACCTGCAAGCGACGCAAGTAGCACAACTCGTTGGCCTTGGCCTGACTGCAAAAGACATCTCAGCATCCTTACTGATAGACCCTGTGCTCTTGAAGTTCTACTATAAGCGCGAACTCGAAGTAGGTTCAGCGCAAGTCAATGCAAAGGTCGCCCACGTCGCCCTAAAGATGGCACTAACTGGAGAAAGCCCGACCATGACGCAATTCTGGCTCAGTAGACGCGCCGGTTGGAAGGAAACGACTGTCACGGAATCAACTGTTGAAGTCCGCGATGTCAGTGAAGCACGTAACAAACTTCTTGGCCCAAAGCCGAAACCGGCAATCGAGGGCGAGTACACAGAGGTTGTACTGGATAAAAAAGTCGAACCTTCGATCGCCGCACCGTCAACGGACACTCGCCAATGATAGATCTCGGAGACAACCACTTCGCAACAATCGTGGTGTTCAAAGACGATACACATGCTGCTATTGAAGTTGCACACAAGACTCCGTCGGGTGCTGACTGTCTCGAGTTCATCGCTATTACAGACTCCGCTTGGTCAAAAGAATTCAAGCCCGGAACGATCACAACTTGGGAGCTGTTGTCCAAGGACCCACTGACACTCAGCCCGAGCCTCCTCTGCGGATGCGGGGATCACGGATTCATCCAAAACGGAAAGTGGGTAAAGGCATGAGACTCACAGACTTAGAGCCGCGCTGGTTTAGCGTTGGTGGCACAACTGGAATCGCTGGAATTTCGTTTGTATGCCCACACTGCAAAGCATTAGGGATGGTAAATCCGGCTCGTCTAGGCGTGCGGATTGACCATGCAACTCCACATATTATTAGTGTTAGTTATGACCACGACATAACCCATGTACCCAAGTCTGAACAGGTTTGGCAGATAACTGGTGATGCGCCGACTTTCGATGGGGAGATTCACGGCGGCTTCGATAGCATCTCGCTTACGCCCTCTGTTGACTCCAGTAAATCGGGGCACTGGCATGGGTTCGTCAAGAATGGAGAAATAAAGTGACCTGGCCCTGCCGCCTTATTGAGTGGACTGGCGAAACAAAGAAAGCTGACCTGCGGGTTGGCGATATGTTCTTCGCTCCGCACTATGCGGACGATGTCGGTTACTGGCCCTTTATCTACTCGCGCGAGAAACTCCTCTCAGACTACTACAAGACATGGAATAGCGAGCGACGTCCTATACTTATGTGGATGCCCGGGCAGTTTGTTCTGTGTTTGGATGCAATGTGGGGAAGCCCCAAAGGTCTATACGGCGGACACATTGTGACAGGTGACGCCCCAAAGATCACTCTTAATGAAGAAATCATATTCGCGGACGTCTACCGCGGCACCCTTGTTGATGGAGTCTTATCGGAAGATCTAAATGGTAGAAAATACAGAGACAACGGCGAGTGCGCTACAACCACAAGTTCCTAAAGATGATCCAAGCCAGTATAGCGATGCTGAAATCTTTGCTCTGCTCCCTTATGTCGAGCGCGAAACGAGGATCGCAGGGCTTACAGACGAAGAATGCGCTGACATTCTCTACGATTGGTCGTGGCACTCAAGACCAAACCAGCGACCGCCAGCAGAATTTGTCGCCGGGCAGAAAACAACCTGGCTTGTCGTCGCAGGACGGGGATTTGGTAAGACGCGTTGCGGAGCTGAATGGGTACGAAGTAGAATAAAGACGTCCGAATTCGTCAATATCATTGGTGCAACAGCTTCTGACGCCCGTGATATTCAGATTGAAGGCGAATCGGGCATACTTAGGATTTGCCCGCCAGACGAAAGGCCGGTTTACGTCGCCTCAAAAAGGCAGCTACAATGGCCGAACGGTGCGATAAGCCTTGTTTTCACCGCCGACGAGCCGGAACGCTTGCGCGGAAAGCAGCACGGAGGCATCTGGGCTGACGAATTGGGTGCTTGGCGGTACGAAGAGGCCTGGGATCAGGCGCAACTTGGCTTGCGGTTAGGTCAGAACCCACAAGCAGTCGTAACAACAACGCCAAGACCGACGAAATTGGTCAAGAATTTGATGAAAGATGACTCCACTATCATTACGAGAGGGTCAACTTACCACAACAGAAGCAACCTGGCGAAGTCATTCTTCTCCCAGATCATTAAAAAGTACGAAGGAACACGTTTAGGCCGGCAAGAACTCATGGCGGAGCTGTTACTGGACAACCCAGGCGCTCTGTGGCATCAAGACATGATAGATTCTTTGCGCGTTAGCCAGTATCCAAGCCTTGTTCGCATTGTAACAGCGTTGGATCCGTCGGTTGATGATGAAGGGGACAAGGATGAGGCCGGCATTGTTGTTGCGGGGATAGACGGAAACGGGCATTGTTACGTTCTGGACGATTTGAGCCTTCACGCATCACCGGATAAGTGGGCGAGAGTAGCGATTAACCAAGGGCACCACAAGCATCTTGGAGACAGACTGGTGGCAGAGGTCAACAACGGCGGAGCTCTTGTAGAAAGCGTACTTAGAACCGTCGACGCAAGCCTACCTTATACTGATGTACGCGCAAGCCGCGGAAAAAGAACACGCGCAGAGCCTATTTCGGCTCTGTATGAACAAGGTAGAGTGCATCACGTAGGCTTCTTTCCGATTCTAGAAGACGAACTGTGCAACTGGGATCCGCTTATAGACGTAAAATCACCAAACAGACTAGATGCTCTGGTCTGGGCAATAACAGCACTAACAGACCCGAACTTTGACTCGGGCTTAACCTTTGGATCGATAGGAAGAAAATGAAAAAGCCCACCCTGTTGCAGCGTTTCGGCCTCTATCTTGCGAAAAACAATCACGCATCACGCGAATCAGAGATTTACCCGCGCCTTTTCAACATCTTCAGTAAAGGGCGTGCTCTTCCCAAGCAAGCGCCTATAAAACTGCGAACGCTTACACGAACACCGTACGCCAGACGCGCAATCAACGCAATTAAGGATCCTATCAAGCAGATGCAGTGGGACATACGCCCGAAAAAGGGCGTAAAGATGAACAGCGAACTACAAAGGCAGATTGCTGCGGCGACCGCTGTATTCGAAGCTCCAAACAACGACGATGACTTTATGACGTTCGCTGAACAGGTGCTGGAAGACTACCTTGGAGTGAGCGCAGGCGTTTACGAACAGCGCTTGACTGGCGATCCACTCCGCCCGATGAACTTGTACGCTGTGGACGGGCAGTCAATTCAGATAATTCCCTCGTGGTCAGGTAACATTAAGGAAGACCACTACCAACAAGTGAACGCACTCGCAATCGGCGCAGGAGATACAGGCGTTCGCTTTGCTGACGAAAACATGGTGTACTTCCGACCCAACCCAACATCAGAAAGTCCTTACGGCTACGGACCACTTGAGATAACAGCGAGGAGCATCTCGCGACAACTTGGCGTAGGCGCTTTCGCGGGTGACGCAGCATCCAACGCATCTCCACCGAACATGCTGTACATGGGCGCAGCAGACAACGCAGCAATTCAGCGCTTTCGCGACTACTGGCGCGACGAGATTGAAGGTCAAGGCATGACGCCCATTGTTGGTGGAGCGGAAACACCTTCCGCTATCAAATTGCATTCCGGGGATGACAAAGCACTGTACCTTGAATGGCAAGGGTTCTTGATACACGAAATCGCAACAGGCTTCAACCTGTCCGTTCTCAACTTCAACCCGATGCTTAATTTCAGCGGAGACATTGCAGACATTGCGCAGAAGCAAGACTGGCAACATGCTATCCGGCCGTGCGCAAAATCCTTGCAGTCATATTTCACCCGCCATACTATAAATAAAGGAATGGGATTCTACAGTCTCGAATTCAAATTCGACGGTCTTGATAGAGAGGACGAAAAAGAACTCGCTGAGATCTACAAGATCTACTACCAGAACAACCTGACTACGCCGAATGACTTCCGCGTTAACAAACTCGGCATAGAACCTTCCGACAATGACTGGGCAGACAAGACTTATGGCGACATGCAAATTGCCATCGGCAATGCACGACGCGGATCTGACGCAGGTAGTGCTGACCTTCTGGACAATCCAGCAGATGTAAAAAAGAAAGAAGCAGCACCGAATCGTACCTACCCGAGTAGGGGCTAGAATCAAGGACCCACCAGCCATAACCCAGTCTTAATATCTCAATAAAAGGACTTGCAATTCCTCATATAAAGTGTACAATTAGAACTGCAGAGCAACGCGCAAAATACACATCGTACCCAGTAGGGTTAATCAAACAGGAGTAACGTTATGACCACAGCATCGGTTCTTCAAGCAGTGGCTCTGACTACTGCAGAAATCGCAGCAGCAGCAGTCGCAGATGCAGCCGCAGGCAAAGTAGGCCCAGACGCAGTAGGCTTACTGGAGTCCGCAAAGCAAGACATCGACGCAGCAAATCGCAAAATGAATATCGTTGCAGGGCTGATCGGCGCCGGCGCGAATAAAACTGCGATCCAAGCGATGGTAACCGCAATGACCTAAGTTTCAAATCCGGGCGCCAGTACGGGCCCTCCTCTTTCCGTAGTTCTTTAACAAGGAGTACACTCGCATGAACAACTTTCACACAGTCGGCGTTCTCGATGGATCAAACATATCGAACGACGACCGCGTCACACTCGGCATCCAAAAAGCAGTGGCAAATGTTATCGGCGGAGGTGCAGGCCTCTCAGTTACAACCACTGTGACTTTCTCGAAGGAGCTGCCAGCAAACTACGCTGTCGCAGTGACGCCGAATCAAGACGCAACAGCTTACGTCACAAATCGCACTTCGACGGGTTTCGACGTTGTGCTTTCACCGCGTCTCGCAGCAAACACCCTCGCAGCCGGGGCATTCGACGTATTGGTGGTCGCGTAATCTAAACGGTCGAAGGCCGACCGTTTAGTTACGTTTAAAGGAGAAAGCATGGACTGGCATCACATCGTACCCTTCGCAGCCCTATTTTCAGAAGAAGTAGCGCCAGCAAATAGGCCGATGCTTACGCGTCTTACAGAGCAAGCTCTTGTGGGAGTTTTCGCAGCAGGCGTTACCCTCTACGCGGACAACTTGGTGACACAAGACAAGATTGCTAACTTAACAGAACAAGTATCAGAAGTAAAGACAGTCGTCGTGCAGATGCAACGGGATCTTTACATACCCAGGTCTGACGAATCAAACCCGTACAGAGCTCTCCCGTATAAGGGAAGATAGTGCTATCTTACGCAACAGACGATATTCGCTTTCGCGCAGCGCTACGTAGAAAGGTTAGAAGCATGAATGTTCTCGAATACACGAAACGCGGAGCAGACGGCATCTTCGGTGACTTTACATTCGACGGAGAGTCTACTCCATTCATGAAGACGCTAACCCACGCGTATCTTCAAGAAGACGGAAATTACATCCCTATTGTAAAACCAGGAATCTACACCTGCCAGCGCGGGCAGCACTATCTAGACAATCCACGCGATCCAAGCAATCCAATTCCAATCGTAACATTTGAGATCCTAAACGTTCCGGGGCATAGTGGTATTCTTATGCCTCATTGGGGAAACTTCAACAGAGATTCTGCAGGTTGCACTCTTTGCGGCAAGGAAATCATTACCTACGACCAACTCGGCGATGAGATGCTTACTCAGTCGAAAGTTACTTTCGGACTCTTCATGGCCCGTATGGAAGGTATAGACTCTTTCCCATTGCAGGTTGTAGACAACTCATAATGGAAACAGGCTTCTCTTGGGTTAAAAAGGGCTTCACTGCAGAAGATGGTGGTATGGACGACGCGCGTGTCGCAGCAATGCTTATCGTACTCGCATTCGTAGGGGTTTCAATCGGAATGCTCATTGTATCGCCTGCAACATTTACGTTGCGCGATTTCGGTGTAGGTGCCGCTGGAACAGCGACCGGAATCGGCGCGTGGTTTAAACTTCGTGGGAGCAATTGATGCCTACTTTTTTGACGCCGTACCTGTTAGGTATAAAGATTGCAATTGCGCTTCTTCTTGCCGCCGGCATTGTAGGCGGAACACTTTACGCGTCGTCAACCTACTACAATAAGAAAGCAGACGACAAGCAGCTTCTGCTAGATAAGATAGCGCAAACCCAGCTCTTGCACAACCTTCAAGTGCAAGCGACTTTCGCAGCAAAATTAACAGCAGCAGGAGAACAACATGCTCAAGATCTTGGTAATGTCGATATTCTTGGTAATGCCCTTGTTGGGCTGCAAATCCATCCCCCAATATGTCCCCGTACAACAAGAAGCCGCACCGCAGGTAGCACCCGTGAAGACAATGCCTACAGGCTGGCCCTTGCCAGAGATGACAAAGCTTTGGCAGAATTTAAGCTTGGGATGGACGCAATCGGAAAGCGCTGCGCAACCCTCAACATCGACGCAATCCAGCACAATAAAGTCTGCGAAGCCGCAATAGCGCGTTAAGTCTATATCCTTTAAATAAATCCTTGACGTCGCTAAAACATACCGTATAATAAGGACTATCATGGCACTTTCAAAAGATCAGCGCGATGCACTCTCGTCGGACGACTTCGCCGTACCGTCAAAGCGCGAATTGCCTATCCATGACGAAACGCATGTGCGCCTCGCTTGGGATATGGTAGAGCGCACAGCAGATCTTACGGATTCCGAGAAAGCAACGGCCCGCGCAAGGATTCTGAAGAAAGCAAAAGAACTTGGCATGAGTACAAAGGAATGGTCTGCAGGTGCCATAACCGCCTATGCAATCCCAGAATTAAAGAAGCTACCACTTCACGATCGTGAACACATTTTAATGGCTGCGAACGCTATTAACACTGTTAAAGGGATAACAGATAACCAGCGTATCGAGGGCCGCATAAACATCGCCGTAGAAGCAGACCGTTATGGTCTTAATGTGAAGGCAGCAAGAAAGACGCACCTGCACTTCGAGAGCATGGCGATTGAGATGCCTACTGTTGTTGACCATCCGAACAGGCATCCATTCTCAGGTGTACTCACGCGCTTGGATATTGCAAGCGATTTTCCTGTAGGTGGTACAACTTCCAAGAAGGTTGTCATACCCACCGCAGTAGCGGAAGCAGCTATACCTTCTTTGCTCGGCATGGCAGTAGACCACACAAAAGATTTCAAAGGTCACGATCGTAAGCAAAAGATCGGGATCATAACAGAAGCATTTATTGGTGAAGTAGACGAAGTTTTAGGTACTCCCCTTCACATAGCCGGATTTTTCTATGCAGCAGATTTCCCCACAGAAGTCGGGCGTATTCAAGCTGAACGCGAACTCTTAGGCTTCTCTTATGAAGCAGAAGCGTTTGTAGCCAGTGTGAATTCCGACCCTTGGGTTTGTACCGCTTGCGATTTCACAGGTGCAGCAGTCCTTTATAAGGATAAGGCGGCCTTTACATCAACATCCATCCACGCATCAAAAGACACAGGAGAATCTACCATGACCGAAGCAGAAATCAAGGCTCTTCAAGCAAAAGCAGACAAAGCAGATGCTCTCGAAGCAGCAAACAAAAAACTCACGGAAGAAGCTGCACTTGCTGCCGAAGCCGCTCTCAAACATCAGACGCAAGCTGCAAGCCTGCAGAAGCTCGTCAAGCCCCACGCTGACGCTCTGCGTTCTGCTGCAACCAACATGGTATCAGCAGGTATCGGCGCAGCAAGCGAAAACGGCCATGCTGCTATCCTGAACAAGATGGCTGACCAGATGGAAGCTCAATCAGTGATGGGTAAGATCCCCAACACGTTTGACAGTTACTTCTACGGAAGCGCTGCTCCTGAAAAGCAAGTTCAAGAAGCCGCTGCAAAATTGGCCGCTGAGGCAAAGCAAAAGGACGAACTCGCCGCTATGCAAACCAAGCTGGATGACGCTCTGAAAGCGAAAGCCGCTCTCGAAGCTGGTGCAAAAGATGAAGGCAAGAAGAAAGCCTTGAACGCGTCCGCTGCCGCCGGCCTCAAGAAATTGGGACTTGCCGAAAGCCCAGAAGGTATCACCGTCGCAGTGTTGGACGCAGCCTGCAAGAAAGCAGGTATGTCAAGCGTGGATTCAATCTCGCTGAAAATCAACCTTCGCGCAGCCGGCGCGCTCGTTTAAAACAGCAGTAAGTACAATCGCACACAATTTAGGAGAAATGCAATGAAACTCGGAATCGAAGCAAAAGCAATCACCATGGAAGCCGCAGCCGACTATCTCGGTAACGGCGCAATCGAAACGCCTGATTTTGAGACCGAAATCACGGACGTTGTTCGTCGTTCAACCTTCGCGTTGCAGCGCTTCGCTGGCATTCCTGCAACAGGTCACCCGCATCGCTACTTCGAGCAAATTGCAATCGCTCAAGCAGCTTCGACCGACCCACGCAACATCGCTGCCGTAGCATCCGGTCCAAATCGCGTGGAACGTCCTGCGTTCATCAAAGCGATCGCAGCACAAACCAACTTTGGTCTGTTCGACAAAGAGGTTACCGAGCAGCAAGGCCGTTTCACCAACGTCATCGCCAAAGACATCACCGACATCCTGAACTCTGTTCAGATCAAGTCAGCAAAGATGATCTGGAGTGGTGCGGATACCAGTCTGTCCTTGCCCACCAGCACGGACTACATGGGCGCCTTCATGCAGGTTACCAATCAACTGCAAATCGCCCTGGGCGCATCTATCATCGACGGCCTGAAAACTGCTGTTGCAAACATGATCGCCAACCAGTCCTTCGAAGTGATGCCAACAGCTATCTTCCTGTCGCCAGTACTGGGTGACTTGATTGACCAAGAAGCCAAAGCCGCTCACCTGAACCTGAAAGAAGTGGATGTTGTGGCAGGCGTCAAAGTTTCTGCCCTGTCTACGCAAGCAGGTATCATCCCGCTGGTGCCGGATCCTTACATGCCCAAAACATCGGACACATCGTATGGGTTCGCAGCCCCAGGTGCAGGTAACAGCAACTATCTCGCCATGATCTGCATGGAGTCGATGGTTGAGCGTCCCGTTATCTCAGGCGCAAACCACAACCCGAACCCTCGCCTGTTCCAGTTGGGCTTGCTCGGTAACCTGTCCGGCCAGTACGTCGGCTTGAAGTTTGATACAATAATCTTCAAGGGCCCGACCTACGCTCACGTAGCGGTCGCTGTTACACGTCCAACGTAATAGCGTGATTTAGGTTTGCTGGGTGATACTAACACATCACCCAGCACTTCTAAACGCCGTAAACGCAAGCGTAGCGCGTCTAATAACGGGATTTAGTGGGGTTTATAATGGTATTATGGCGAGTTGGTGGCTATCATCACATAAAAGAGTTCACAGTAGTTGTAAGACCCCATGTGCTTTTTCCAGATTCATCTGATTGGGTCGATGCCTCTGGAAAACCCATACAGTTCAGTATCGTATTTAAGTATGGTAAGACAGATGACTTACCAAGCAATCTCGCCCAGTACCTACTGGATGCAAAATTAGCGCAGGAATCAAGACTGATACTTTAAAATGCCTGTCCAAACGACATATCTCGCATCAGCAGACTATCCAGGCGTAGGCTTGCCTACAGCAACGACAGCAGATCAGGTAAGCAGAGCATCGGACATAATTGACGCCTACCTGCAACGGAATGAAGGCCTGCTGTGGACACCAGACGCGAATGGAGCGCCCTTGTGCATGACGAGGCAGCAACCTCTAGCAAGTAGGACTCTCGTTGGAGCAATAGCTGCAGGCGATCTTGTACCCGCTGTTCTAACCGGAGGCCCTGTACTTACCATTGGCGACCCACTCGTGCTTAACAGAACTGGAAATACAGCAGAGATTTGCAAAGTAGAATCAATACAAGACAGCACACACGTAATCCTATTAAAAGTCGCGAACAATCACGCAGCAAATGAAACAGTCGAATCGGGTTTGCTTATCGAGCAAACTGTAAGGCTGCCAAAGAATAGAAGCATCGCGACAGTAAGTAAAGGCCCTATTGCATCTGTTTTCTCAATGATGGGCCGCATTTCTTACTCAAGGCGCGGAGATCCTCCTGGACTGATGCAGGAGTACGCAATGCTACAAGCAACAACCGCCTTCGGCGGAGCACCTTCGTGGCAGGACATTGTTGTCCAGCCGAGTGATATAGAAAAGAATACAAATCAGATCTGGTGCCCGATCGGTATTTTGATGGTTCCTTATTCCGAGGTTAAAGTAGCATACATAGGCGGGTATATCGCTGCTGCACTTCCTTTCCAAGTGAAACAAGCCTGCGCGAATGTGATTATAGCAATCGGAGAATCTCCAGCAAGCCCAAATATGAAATCGTTTAAGGCAGGCGATACGCAAATGACTCGGTTCCTGGACTCTGTTATAGACAACGATACGCGTACCTTACTCGCACCTTACGTTTCGAAACTTTACGGCTAACATGGCAGACCTTATCTATAACAGGACAGCGATATTCAGCAGATCAACGCTCGTAACGGACGCGACAAATGGTTCGAGGATGGTGCCTGTGGTAACAGCGAGCAACGTGCCCTGCGCCATACAGTCCGGAAGAACAAGGCACGCAGGATCGCAAGCAGTTCCGGCCGGTGTGCAGACAATAAACACAAACGACATGTCTGCCTGGGTGCTGATAACAAGGCAGGTACTGGACGTAAAACAGAATGACAATGTGGTAGACGATTTGGGAAGGCAGTGGATTGTTGTAACAGCGTACCCAACGTCTTTTGGAAGTCAAGTAGGACTTAACCCGCTACAACCATGATAGCGTCGAATCACAATTTAGCAGTCGCGGACTTAAATGCGATACTTAACAGGACGCTTGATTTCGTGCCTGTATTCGATTTCATAGGCGCACATGTCGTTGCAGAAGTAAAAGACAGGATACAAAATACAAAGTTGGATCCAGCAGGAAACGAGTGGGCACCTTGGCGCCCTATGACAGAGACTTTACGTACTCTCGCAGGTAATGTGGAGCAAGGTCTTCTTTGGGACACAGGAGATTTGCTGGACTCTATACATGAAGAGGTAGATGGTTCTTTTACGCTTGCTATAGGTTCAGATTCAGAGTACGCCGACGCTGTGCAAAATGGAATAGAGGGTAAGCAAGTGGCGCGTGAGTTCCTGGGCTGGACCGACGAGGATATAGTGTTTGTACGCGAAACAACGTTAATGTATCTTGAAATGGGTGTTTTACTTTGACAGCAATCGCATCCTTGATGGAACAACTGTACACTCTGGTTAGCGGAGTTACGAAGCTCGCGAACTCGACGGGAACATCTGTAAGTACAACGTACCCAGATCCGACGTCAGTGTCCATCCCATTACCAGCAGCATGGATCGCGTATGCAGGTTCAGTTCCACAGGATAAGATTCAAGGAGGAGTCGTACCTAAGCAGTTGAGTTTAAAGAATATCTTTGTAGTGATGGTTTACCTGGATAACACTCAAGGGCAAGATGCTCTTATAAATGCCCAGTTACCTATTTTAGACGCTGTCGTTGAAGCGATAAGAGGTGTAGAAGCCACAGCAACGAAGTTCAGATTCAATTTTGAAGGGCAGCGCCTTCACTCTGTAACAGCAGCAAGGCTCGCATACGAGCAGCGATATAGTGTAGTGACTTACAGCTAAGGAGAAGAAAATGCTACAAGAAATTACTCTGCAACAGGATCACAAAGAGGGCGACGTTCAGCACTATAAAGGGCAGACCGTAATGCTCCCTAAAGAGACAGTGGAGTGGCTTAAAAGCGTAGGTCTCGCGCAGCGCGCCGAAGCAGTTATCGTGGTTGAAGCGCAAGAAGTAGAGGTAGAGCAACCCGTAAAGAAGAGTAGATTCGAAGAGTAACTTAACCACGTAGATTATTAAGGAGAAACAAATGTACAATGACGCGAATTACGGCCTCTTCCAAGGCTCTCTGTTTATGCAACGCCGCTCCATCAACGGAGGCCCAATAGGCCCGATGTTGCAAGTTGGCGACGCTGACAAGTTCGAAATCTCACCTACACAAACTTTCGACGACATTGCAGAAAGCCGTTCCGGACAACGCATGACCGCAGCCCACACTCCGACGAAAACAGACGTCAAAGTGAAAGCGAACCTACTGTTTAGCAGCAAGCAGAACCTTGTTGCTGGCCTCTGGGGTACTGATACGGGCGCTGTTCCCGCTGGTACTGTTACTGCAGAAGTGCAAAAAGCATACAACAACTCGCTCGTACCATTGGCAAACCTGGGCGTGAGTTCGGTCGTCGCAACCCTTGCTGGTGTGACGGGAACGATTGCTTCTGTCGCAGTAACCGCAGGCGGCACTGGCTACACCCCGGGTCTGCTCGCAATCACGTTTGCCGGTACTCCAGGCACAGGCGCCACTGGTTTCGCAGTCGTCAACGCTGCAGGCGTCATAACAGGCGCTTATGTCACTGCTCCAGGATCTGGTTATGCAGCACCAACCGCCACTGTAACAGGCGGTGGTACAGGAGCAACCTTGGTCGCGAACATGGGCGCAGCAGCGCTTGTTCTCAACACAGACTACACTGTGGACGCAGCAAATGGATCACTGACCATTCTGCCAGGAACAACTCTCGTTCCTGCTTACGTGGACACGTACCAAGTGGGCCCAACTTCGGGCGGACAGGTCAGCATTTCCGTCGCCTACGCTTACGCTGCTTACACTGGCAAGGTGGAAGCGTTCACGTCCGGCATCCAGTACTACACGATGCGCTTGCAAGGATTCAACATCGCAAACAACAACCAGCCCGTTGTCTGCAACGTCTACCAAGCAGCTCTGGACATGACCAAGATGTTGAGTCTGATTGAAGCAAAGCACAACTCCATTGAGTTGGATGGTATGCTGTTGCAAGACACTCTACGTCCGTTGCCAACCGCCGCAGCGCCTTACTCGCAATTCTTTAACATCGTAAAGGCGTAAGAAGCAGTTTCCCATAACCCATAGAAAGATATAATCATGTCCGATCTCGACGTACTTTTCCCATCGGGCATACCAGTAACCATAAATGGCGAGACCTTAACGGTCTTGCCGTTTACATTTGGTATGCTACCTAGCGTTACGAAACACCTCGTACCCATCGTCAACGCACTCGCGGAATCAGGTCTTGTAGGCTACGTACTCGACGAAACCACGAAAATGAAATCTATTCAGATTTCGAAAGACTGGGCGCAACGAATCCCCGCCATTCTCGAAGCGGGTGGGGAGAACGTTATCGCGCTTGCAGCATTGGCGATCAGTAAGCCACGCGCCTTCCTGGACACAGTGCAACTCGACGAAGGCATCAGTCTCGTCAAAGCTATTGTTGACGTTAACATGGATCTGATAGCAAAAAAAGTCCTGCCGATGATGCCAGTGGCTCCGGCCCCAGCGCAGGATGGGGAGACATTGTCGGACTCCTCAAAAGTGGAGGACACAGCAACAGCGAAATCGCCGGATACACATTAGCACAGATTCGCTTGCATCTTAAAGCGCTTGAAAGAAGGCTGAACAGGCACAAAGTAGAAAGTATGCAAGCAGTCCGACTCGCAGTATGGGCGGATCCAGAAGATCTCTCAAAAGAAGTTGCACGTTTATTAAGAGGTGACCCTTGAGCGAAATGTTCATAAAGATGCAGTTGAGCTTGACGGACGTTGCTTCGGGGCCGCTTGCAGCTTTCATCGAAAAACTAAACTCTGTGGATGGTGTATTGACGCGAGTTAATGCGCGTCTTGCAGGTTTTTCTGAGCAAATGGCGAGCTTGGGAACAGCAGCAACTTCTGGCACAGGCGGTGTCTCAGCTCTTGAAGAAACTGTCCTCGCGCTATCAACAAGCCTTATGGCGATGGAAGCTAAGTTGTCGGCAGGTGTGCTCGGCTTCACGAACCTAGCATCCTCCGCTCTGGAAGCTTCTACAGCAGTTGAGGCATCATCAGCAAAGATAGCAGAAGCCGGCGCAGTCGTCGCGGGCGTCAATAAAGAGGTCACAGGTCTTAGCGGCTCACTAAAACAGATGGCTGCCTTGTGGGGTGCGTTTGAGGTTAAGAAAGGCTTAATGGGGTCTGTGCATCAAGCAGCAGTTCTCCAGCAAGCCCAGATGCAACTACGCTCGTATAACCTAGGCTCGCAAAAAGAGCAGGGCGTCTTTTCGGGCGCTCGTAATATGGCAGACAATACGCCATACATGGACTACAACTCGTCTCTTAAAGCGTACAACGCAGCTTTAGCGGGTACTGCGACACCTTCCGATATATCAAACCACACGTTAGACAAGATCGTGCCATTGCTCGCAATGGTCTCCAATAACCTCATGCGCCTCGGCATGAAGGGAAACATGGAAGACAATGTACGTAACCTAATGGCGGTAATGGAGGTACGTCAGCAGGTAAACGATCCAAAAGCAATGGCAGAAACTGCTGGTTTACTGCAAAAAGTCGTAACCGCATCAGGCATGAAACTGAACGTGCAGGACATGGAAACTGTCATGCGCCAGATTAAGTATGGCGAAGCAATGCACCTATCAAACGAAGGTCTTTATAAGTTAATGGCTTTCGTAGAGCAGTTGAAGGTGGCAGGCGGGGGCAGTGGAGGTGCTCGCGGCGTGTCAATGGCGGGAACCGCGATAACCGCGATCATGCGTTGGGCGCTTGGCGGCCGCATGAATAAACAAGCAGCAGATGTTCTCGGTCAAATAGGCGTACTAGATCAAGGACATATTCTTCACGATAGCAGCACAACAAGCACAAATGTCGCTCCAGGCGGGCTTATAAACTCACAACTACTGCAAGAAAGCCCAATCGACTGGATGCACAAGTACGGGCCCGCCTTCTTGGCGTATACTCAGAAACACGCAGAACAATACTACAAGGGAAAAAGCACAACAGACCCAATAGCTCAAGAAGAAGCTCTGCAAAAGCTAGGCGTTATTCTTACGAGTTCACAAGGCGGCCAGAATGTTGGCGACATGCTTATACGGTCAATGACCCCACGCTCTTACGAACGTATGTCAAACGTAGCCAACCTAGCAAAGAATTCCCTAGGCCCTGAGGCGTTAAATGCTCAGATACAAGCTACTTACGTACAGAATGTAGCAAACTATGATGCAGCTTTCCACAAACTCGCCGTAACAGTGGGCAACACTGTTCTACCTGCATTCACAAGCCTAATTGAGAACCTCACAGTACTCATCGAGAAAGTTAACACTTTCGCAGAAAACCACTCTTTTATAACACAATTGTCTTTTTGGGGTATCGCAATAACAGGGGTCGCTACAGTGGCGAAGACAGCTTTCGCACTCTTTGGATCCGGCGCAACACTCCTTCCTTTTATACTTGAAAAGCTATCCGGCGCTGTTCTGCTCCTTGCAGGCAGGGTAACACTTCTCGCAGGCGCTTTTACAGCAGGCTGGGAATTCGGTACCTGGATAGACAACCTAAATATCTTCGGAGCAACGTTAAATAAGTGGATCGATCGCCTACTCGTTTTCTTAGGCTTAATGTATGAGGCGAAAGGCGACTACCCAACAGCAAGGAGCAAGACACCCTGGAGAACATCGCACTCTAGCGCACCCGGAATATCAGCACCCTTTATGCCGATATCGGCAGGATCAGATACGGGCGAAAAAGCGCACCCGCATTCAGCGGACATAGCAAAGATGGCAAATTACAGAAACGAACTTAAGAAAGAGCAAGTTCTCCGCGACCCGAATAATTCCAACTTGCGTAATCTTGAATTAGACAAAGAGTTCTGGCAAAAGAAAATAGCAATCGGTAGGGCAGGAGCTAAAGAACTCCTGCGTATGAAAACAACAGAGTTAACCCTGGAACTCGCTATCATAAAGGAGAAGCGTAAGGAAGAACTGCAAATAGCGATGCAAGATGCACAAGAGAAGCAACGCCTCGCAATGGGCGGCATTCAAGCAAAGGGTGTTGCTGCAAACCAGCAGTATTCCATGGGCATAATAGATAAGAATCAACTGCTTACGAAACTGAAGGCAATTGAGGACGAAAAATACGCGCTGACAGAAGCAGGTCTCGCTAACGAAGCACTCTTACAGAAAAACAATGCTGTTAAATACGACGCTATACTTAACAAAGAATTAGACGCGAAACGCGCTCACGAAGCTGCCATTCAAGCTCTTGACAACAAAACAGCTCTTGAAGCCAACAAGCTCTGGATGGGGACCCGCAACGTAATGGAAAGCTCTTTCACAGGTCTGATGGTCAGCTTGGGTAAGGGTACGAAAGGTCTTGCGCGCTCTGTAGACGATATGCTGAAGTCTATCGAAAGCGGTATGCTCAATCTCATCGCAAAAGATCTTTCTAATCAGCTGATGCAGTCACTTTTCGGCGGCAGCAATACAAGCCCAACCGGCGGCCCATCATCGGGCGCGTTAGGAGGCTTGGTTGGTGGTATAATGAGTTTGTTTGGCGGAGGAGCAGCGGGAACAGCGACAGCGAGCATGATGATGGGGACGCCTATGGCGATGGGCGGAGCAGCAGGGTACACGTCAATGATTCCAGGCTTCGCAGTAGGGACAGATTACGTACCTCAAGACATGCTCGCTATGGTACACAAGGGAGAGCGGATAACGCCCGCAGCGTTCAACAAACCGAACCTAGCATCAGAAAAGCAGGTTACGAATCACAACTATTTTTCGCTAAATGAACCCGCGAATCAGAGAACACAGTCTCAGATTGCGGAGCACGTCGCAAGAGCAACGCAGTCAGCTTCTAGGAGAAACATGTAATGTCGTTTTCAGAAGAAAGATTATGCGATGGGTACATCTGCTATAACACAGAAGGTGGGCCTGAGTACTCAACAGACGTTGTCGTCCTGAATTCAGGACGAGAACAACGCAATCGCAACTGGCAGTACGCGAGAGGCGCGTGGAATTTTGGCGACCGCAAATTACCCGACACAGAACTGTACGAAATAATAAAATTCTTTCGCGCCCGTGGAGGTAAGGCTGAAGGTTTCCGTATGCAAGACTGGGCTGACTATCAAGTGCTTGCGACAGAGGGCATACTCGCCATCCCAGGCACAAACTTAGGGAATGGTAACGGAACAGCAACTATTTTCCAAATGCAGAAAGCCTACGCTAATGGCCTGGAAACAGACTACCGCATTATCGCAAAACCCGTAACAGGGAAATGCACGTTCTACAAAAATGGTGTACTTCTTGTAACTGGTACTGACGTAACTATCGACTACACGACAGGCCTTGTTACCTTCGCTGTGGCTCCCACAATAGGTGCGATTCTGACCTGGGCAGGGCAGTTTGACGTTCCAGTGCGCTTCGATACGGATACGCTAAAGTCTAGGTTCGACAGCGCAGAGGTCATAGTCCCAGGTACACTCGGCACGAAATACTTCTATCTCAGCCAGCTTCCACTCGTAGAGATCCCAGTGTAATGAAAACCGTCTTCGGGTCTTCAGATAGTGGCGCTGCGTTCAAAGCGCACCTCGCTCAAGAAACAACTACCCTTGCAACACTTCTCAAAGTGACGCTAAAAGATGGCTCTGTACGTGCGTTTACAGACGCATCTACAGACATTGTTTTCGGCGGGATAACTTACTCCACATCAGATGGTTACAATCCGTCGTCAATAACCTCCTCATCTTCAATGAAGGTTGATAATCTTGAGATAGTCAGCATACTACAAGCTCCAGCTATATCAGAAACAGATCTTATAAATGGAATCTGGGACTATGCAAGACTTGAGTTATTGCTCGTAAACTACATGGATCTTACTATGGGCTACGTGTACCTCAAGTCAGGATATCTCGGACAGGTAGTAACAAAGCGTAACGATTTCACAGCAGAACTTCGTGGCTTAACGCAGGCACTACAGCAGCCATTCGGAAGAATGTTAAACTCATCGTGTGATGCTAATTTTTGCGATTCACGCTGCACTCTTAATCCAGTGGCCTATACGCATACAGGTGCGTTAACGTCTGTTACAGATGGTAGGTACTTCGTGGCAACAAGTCTCACGCAAGCAAACGGATACTTTACGAATGGAATCATAACGATGACGAGTGGCGCAAATATAAACATCGCTATGGAAGTGCGCTCTTTTGCACTCGGCGGAGCACTTGTGCTGCAAGAGCAACTGCCCTTCTTGCCCGCAGTTGGGGATACTTTCTCTATCATTGCAGGCTGTCTAAAGACGCGTGACGCTTGCCGCATCTTTGGAAACGTTGTACACTTCCGCGGTTTTCCTGACGTACCAGGCCAAGATCGCATGATTTCGGGGACATGATGCTAACTCGCGACGATATTGTAGCTGAGGCAAGAACGTGGTTAAAGACTCCGTTTCACCACTGCGGCAGAGTTAAAGGCGCAGGTGTTGACTGTGTTGGTCTTGTTGTGGGCGTAGCGTCGAATCTAGACTTAAATATCGTTGACATGCTAAAGTATCCAAGAGCACCTATGAACGGTATACTCATGCTACAGATTGAAGTGCAAACAGATGCAATAACATTCGAGGAAATACTTCCGGCCGATTTACTCGTTTTCCACTTCAATGGTCACGAGCCACAGCACGTCGCTATCGTTACTGAGGTAGCTCCAGTCCGAATAATACATGCGTATATGACCGCCAAGAAATGTATAGAACATGAGCTAGACCAAGTATGGATCGCTCGCCTTATGTACGCCCGTAGATTTAAGGAGTTATCTTGTCAAGCCAACTAATAATCGCAGGTGCGGGAGCAGGTATAGGCTTCCTAGTTACTGGGAGCCCAATGGGCGCGAAAGTAGGCTTTATGGTCGGGATGGCACTCGGCGCACCCACGCACGACGGCCCGAAACTCTCAGACTTGCGCGTAGGAAACTCTAGCGTAGGCATGGCGATCCCATTGATATACGGAACAGCTCGCGTTACTGGCAATCTTATCTGGTCTACACCATTCAACCAAACGCAGTCGGGATCCAGCGGTAAGGGCGGAGGTCAAGTAAACTACAACTACACCGTAAACTGTGCAGTCGCAGTTAGAGACGGCCCTATCATAGGCGTGCGGCGTATCTGGATCAACGGAAAACTCTGGTATTCAGTACCTAACATAGCATCACAGAATAACCTTAACGTTCCAATAGGCGGTATCTGGGTTGGCTACGACGGCACAACCTGGACGCCGCCGTCATCTCCGCCAGGCAGCTATACGCCTTATGGAATATCCTTCACAGTGACACCGCAGATAACAGCAACAATCGACGGCGTTGCAACGGACATGCTTGTGCAGATAACAAACGTTTCAACCAAAACATTCTTCGTCCAAGTCTTCCATGTATTTAATGGCGTAAAGACGGATGTTGGTGCGCTCATAAATTGGGAAGCACTCGCACCGGGCGGTATTTCGAACGCGGAGATTCAAGCAAGCAACGCAGCGCAAGCAACGAATACCGCAGGAACATGGATGACGTTTCACTTGGGTTCAGAAACGCAAACACCTGACACTCTGATACAAGCGTACGAAGGCGACTTAGGCACTGCTGCAAACTTTGCATCTGCCGGTGCGCATACAACAGGGGCAACATCTATTCCAGTGGGCGGAGTTATCGTAAACACCGTGCATAAATCTGGGCACTCCATAAAGTACTATCATCACACTGTAAATCCAACAGGTGCGCTTATCGCGAACGACCAGATCAAATTCGCAGGAGACACACATACATACACGATTTTAACAGGGACGAATGGGCCTGGTACGATAACCCTAACAAGCGGCCTTCTTTCTAACATAGCTGCCGGCGCAGAAGTAACTGTGGTAGGTAATTCGGGTACGAGCAACATGACGCCCGGCTATCAGGGAACGTCATACGTCGTCTTTCAAGACTTCGGTTTGGACATAAGCGGAAACAACCTACCTAATTTTGAGTTCGAGGTCGTACAAGGCACAACTGCGTTAAGCGACATTGTGTCAGACATCTGCACAAGATCTGGCCTCACATCAGGGCAGTTAGACGTTTCGCAACTGGCAGCGGACACCGTAAGCGGATACACAATCGCAGACAGAATGTCAGCGCGTGACGCATTAACGCCTCTCGCACACGCTTATTTCTTTGATGCGGTTGAAACAGACAATGTAATACGCTTCGTAAAAAGGTCAAACGCAACCGTAGCCGCGACGATTCCGGAAGCAGATTTAGCTGCACACGACTACGGAGCAACGGTGCCAGAACAACTTAGCGTTACGCGAACGCAAGAACTAGAACTACCCCTTGAGATAACAGTTAAGTTTCCGAATACGAATGCTAACTATCTTATGGGTAGCCAGTATGCGAGAAAAGTTACGTCGCAGTCTCAGTTAAGGCAGAATGTCTCAATACCTATTGCAATGACTGATAGCCAAGCCCTTCTTATAGCGCAGACGATGGTACACGCTGCGTGGGTAAATCGTGATGCCATAGACTTCCAGGTTGGTATGAAGTACGCGTTACTGGATCCAACAGATCTCGTAATCGTGGAGAAAGGAGCAAACGCGTACGAAGTTCGTCTACACGACAAGGAACACGCAAAACCCGGCATCATAAAGCTCAAAGGCGTTCGCGACGATGTTGACCTTTACGGAAACGCAGCCAACCCACTCATAGATACTGTTATAGCTCCGTTGCAGGCGCAAGTGGACCCAGGCTACATTGACGCGCCCATGATTTTCGATGCTCCAGCCCCAGCAACAGCAAGCGGCTACGAACTCTGGATTGCTGCTTGCAGTGCGAATCCAAATTGGGGCGGTTGTGATGTTTTCTTCTCAACAGACGACCTTAACTATACGTGGATAGGTAGGTCTTTTGGTTCAGCAATTGGATCGCTGACAGCTCCACTCGCGTCAGCAGCAGACCCAGACTTAACCAACACACTTAGTGTAGATCTACTCGACCCAGCAGCTACCCTGAGCCCCTGTTCAGCAGCAGACCTCATTGCCCTATCAAATCTTGCTTACGTAGACAGCGAACTTGTCGCTTACGAAAACGCTGTGTTGACAGGTCTGCAGAATTACAACCTCACAACTTTGCGTCGTGGCGCTTATGGCAGTCTTCCGAGCGCGCATTTAACTGGCGGAGTTTTCGTCGCCATAGATAAGAACGTAATAAAGTTTCCGTACTTACAGAAGCTTATTGGCACAACTGTTTACTTCCGCTTCCCAAGTTTTAATATAAAAGGTGGCGGAAGTCAAGATCTCACGCAAGTTAACCCGTACACGCACATCGTCGGCACAGTGATTGGCTTCCCGCCGAATGTAACAAATTTCTCTGCACAGCAGAATGGCGGTGTTGTCGTGTTCAAGTGGACGGACGTGCAAGATCTGTCGCCTCTCGTCTATGACATTGGCTATGCACCTCAAGGCACAAGTGACTGGTCTCGCTTTGAAATTCTTACAGAAGCAGCAAAAGGCACTGAGATGACCAACGCTGCTGTACCGCCGGGTACGTGGGTATTTGGAATCAGAGCGCACGACATAGCTAACAATCTATCGCCCGTAATCGCAACTTTTAATCTCGTTGTTAAAGATTTAAATTTGTCGATAATACACGACGTAGAAGAAGTTGGTTGGAACGGCACTCTTGTTGGCTTGAAAGAACACTACACGGGCTTACTGATCCCCGACAGCCAGAGCACTGGCAGCTTCTACACTGGAGGCACTTACACTGGATGGGAGTGGATTGACCAATGGGTTGTTGATCCCGTCACATATATAGAATACGATACGCCAGTCTTAGATGCAGGGTACGACGAGCAATTGCGTGTCTGGAAAACGCTAGGTCTCGTATTGGGCGTGGGGCAAACAGGCACGCCGGAAATGCAAGCCTTTATAGACACATGGCTAACAGGTGCAGCAGATCCCGCAGTTTACACGCCTTGGGTGATTGGCACTCTTTACATGCGCTATATAAAAGGACGCATTTCTGCCAGCATCACGCAAGGGAACTTGTTTATGCTAACGGATTACACCTTGAACGTAGATATGTCGCCTGTTACAGAGGTTCCGCCTACAAATATAACAGTGCCTGGCCCCAATACAGTGCTTACGCTGTTCCCAGCACCTTTCCACTACGCGCCTTTCGTCGTACCCGTTGTGGTATCTGGCGGAACAAGCGCAACAGCATCAGATTTTCATCAAAATGGTTCAGGCCTGTGGGATGGCTGCATCTTCCACGTCTGGAATGGTTCTACCGAATCAGGCGGCGTCCTGACTTATACCGCAACTGGCGAATAGGAGAATAACATGAGTGTAGCATCGTGGTTACAAACAGTCTGGGCAACAATGACTTCAACAGCGTACAAGAATGTGATTGATGCAAACTTCGCAGTTGCGCAGCGCATGGTAGATAACTTCGCACCGCGAGAGCAAGCAGCACCAAACATGACAATCCTGCTGGATGCCGGACATACTTATGACGGAACCACGCTGACAGAGGTTGTTGCACAAAGCACCGCAACCATTGCTACCCCAGCAACAGGCTACATGCGCATAGATCGTATTGTGATAGATAGCGCTGGGGTGAATTCTGTGATAACAGGAACTCCTGTAACATCTGCCCCTGTTGCTCCAGCAATAACTTCAGGAGCCTTCCCTGTGTGTCAAGTCTTATTGGATGCGACCAGCGCACCAGTCACCGCAATTGTCAATTCAATGATAACAGATGAACGGGCGTTGGCGGTTGGGTATGCTGTGAATGCCGCGAATGCACACTATGCAATCGCAGGCAAGAACGTAGGTATCGCAGCTGATACAAATCTTGAGACTTGGGCTGATAGTCTACCAAGATGCGGGATGTATGATATTTACTTGTCAGTGGCGCAGGGAAACTTACCTACCAGTTGGTGGCATATTGAGTTGCAGCGTCATTCAGGTGACGCTGCTGGAAACTTATACCATATCATCACTGCAAAAATCCTGGGTGCAGGATCAGGACTAATGTATACGAATACTTGTTATGGTGGAACTTGGTCAGGCTGGATACAGGTTGTCACTTCGATTGGCGGATTGATTTCAGCGAATGGTGGCCAGATACAATTCCCCGCAACGCAGAATCCAAGTGCAAATGCAAATACGCTGGATGATTATGAAGAAGGAACGTGGACTCCCAATGTTGGGGGCACAGCAACTTATGGTTTCCAATCTGGTGAGTATATTAAAATAGGTAGATTTGTCTCGCTCCACTGCGATATGACAATCAATGCTATTGGTTCAGGCTCTCAGTATATTATTTCTGGTTCTCCCTTTGCGGGAGGTGGTGGTGCTGGAGCCGTTTCATTCACTTCGGCTTTAGTAACCAGTATAGTGTCTATTTCTGCTGATTATGCTAATGCAATATATCTATTTAGTAGAACTGCGGCATCAACAAGTAATTCGTATGTAAATGTTCTCGGTAATTCATCAAGAGTAATATGCAATATGTGCTTTTTGGCTACCAATTAAATACAAGGAGAAACACTATGATTACCAAGCAAACAGTATTAGACCAAATTGAATTAACTCGCACTGGACATACGCAAGTTCGTATAGCCCTTGAACTTGTCGAGGACGGGAAAGTCATCAGCAGCAAGTGGCATCGCACAGCCATAGCGCAGGATGGGGATGTAGATGCACAGATGGCAGCAGTCAACAACCATCTTGCACAAATGGGCGAACAGCCTGTCAGTGCAGAAGATATTGCAAAGATAAAATCACACCATCAGATTTAATCAGGAGGGCAAATGAACCCAGAGCGCAGAAATACAACACTCACTGAGCAAGACATTGAAAAGCTCCGTTATTGCGCGTTGCTTACGGTTTGAGCCATGACACTGACATACCTACCACGCAATCTAAACGCCGTAAACGCCCGCATAGCGTGCCTAAAAGTGGGTATTTTAGTGGTTTGGTGCGTTAGCGCACACCCAGCTTGCTAATGTTAACAATCTACATTAAAATGCTGGCATACAGTCATAACAGGGTTACATAATGCTAGACACCTACAAGTTCAAGTCTGAACCATTTGTACATCAGCGCGAAGCTCTCGAAATATCAAGCGAACGTGAGTATTATGGTTTACTTATGGAGCAAGGAACGGGGAAGTCAAAGCCCATCATTGATAATGCGGCCATGCTGTATTATGCTGGAAAGATAGACTGCCTCATTGTTGTAGCCCCTAACGGAGTTCACAGGAAATGGATACGTGAAGATCTTCCGCTAAGTCTTCCTGATGATATAACATTTAAATACGCAACGTGGCAGTCAGCATCTACGAAGGCTGTCAAGCAGGTCGAAACACTATTTGAGCCAGGTCCTTATCTCCGTATCATAGCAATAAACGTCGAAGCATTCAGCGGCGACGCTTCAAAGAAGTCTAAAAGAGTGCCAAAGGGCGTCGCAATTCTCCGCAGGCTTTTATCTACTTTTGATTGCTTCTTGGCGATTGACGAATCAAGCTACATCAAGTCACACGACTCATCCAGAACAAAGAACATTATTGCCTTGGGTGACGATGCAAAGTACAGGCGCATTGCATCGGGCACAGCTTCTCCAGAGTCCCCAATGAACCTGTTTAGCCAGTTCCAGTTTCTTGACGACAGCATTCTTGGGAAGTCATTCTTTTCGTTCAAGAACCAATACGCTGTTGTACTGCCGCCCTCATCGCCACTTGTTCAAAGCATCGTTAAAAAGCACAGTCTTCGCTTTGCACCACAGCTTATCGCTGAGGACCCAATTACAGGACAACCGCAGTATAGGAACTTGGATTTATTGAAGAATCTTATAGCTCCCCATTCGTATAGAAAGCTCAAGTCAGAGTGCTTCGACCTTCCAGAGAAGCTATACAAAACCCGATACTTCGAGATGGAAAAAGAGCAAGCAAAGATGTACCATGCTCTTAAGACGCGTCAAAAGGCGGAATTTCTCGGCAACACGACAACTGTCATCCAAAAGATAACCCTGCTTATGCGTCTGTCCCAACTTGTCCGCGGTTACATGCTAGACCACGAAGAGCGTCTGATACGTTTATTCGAGCCGCACAAGAATCCCGCTATCATCGAAATGCTGGAGGCATTTCAGGACAGGACTGAAAGAACAGTTATCTGGTGTCGATTTAAGCACGAAGTAATTGACGTTCTCACAGTGCTTGGCGACCGCGCAGTTCCTTATTACGGCGAAACGCCTAATGATGAACGTGAAAGAAACCTAAAACGTTTTAAAGATGGCGACGTGCAGTTCTTCGTAGGCACTGTGGACGCTGGCGGTATCGGAATCAACATGGCAGAGTGTAACAACGTATTTTTCTTCTCAAACCAGTTCTCAAGTGGTAAACGCTTGCAAGCAGAAGATCGTTGCCACAGATTTGGATCTGAAGGCTCGCATGTTCTGTACGAAGACTTAGTCTGCCCGGACTCGATTGACGAGTATATACTAGCTGCCTTGCAGCGCAAGAAGGAAATGTCCGAGTATCTTATGGATTTCGAGGTCGTGTATGGAAACTAAAAGTAGAGTCTTTATTGTGTGCGAACCTACGCGGATCGAAAATGGTCAGCAGATAAAGTCTGTAGATTTGTCACCCGCGGCTAAATGGGGCGAGATAATTATCGTCTTGCAAACCAGTCAAGCGATGGTTGCACCTTCTGCAATGATAAAGACAATCAACGACGTGCTACACGACTTTAGCGATGACGACTACATTGTGCCGGTTGGAGATCCAATCCTGATGTGCGTTGTGGCGAGTATAGCAGCAAGAAATAATAACGGTCGCGTGAGATACCTTAAGTGGGATAGACGCAACCGTGATTATATGGTCATTAAGACCGACATTAACAGCATCACATACTAAGGAGTAAAAGATGGACATAAATAACGAGCAGTTGAAGTTAATCTCTGACTTGGCACACCGCCAGGTGCGCGAGGAGCGAGAAGTAGCAGACCTGACAGCTTCTCTAAAGCTCGCAACAGAGAAGTTGCGCTATGTGCAGGAAGTACTCCTGCCCAATGCAATGCAGGAAGCAGGCTTCTCCGAGTTCACGTTGGACTCTGGCGAAGGTATCGAAATTAAGCGCGACATTCACGCAAGCATTTCGGAAGAACGTTTCCCGATTGCAAAAGCATGGCTTCAAGAAAACGGCTACGACGGTATCATTAAGCACGTTGTGTCGCTGTCTTTCGGCAAGGGTGAAAATGACGCTGCGGAAAAAGCGGTTACCGCACTCGTCGCAGAGGGTTTCACGCCTTCTGATAAAGAGTCTATCCATCACAGCACCTTGAAGGCAACAATGAAAGAGCTTCTCGGTAACGGCGTGGATGTACCCATGGAAGTCTTCGGAATCCATGAAGTTGTAAAAGCGAAAGTCTCTGTTAAATAACGTTGTTCTTTTTCGAGGTAATATAATCATGGCAAAAGCAAAAACCGAAGTCGCAGTTAAAGAGGAAACAGGTGTGGCGACCCTCACCCCATCTCAGTTGGCAATCCAAACAATGCTCGCAGAAAACTCTGGTTCAGGGTTTGAAGAAGCGGGGATGGAAAGCTTTGCTATTCCTTTCATTTCAATTCTCCAAGCACTGTCTCCGCAGTGCAAGAAATCTGAAGGCGCTTACATCCCAGGTGCTGAAGAAGGTATGTTCCTGAATTCCGTAACGCAGGAAGTTATGAACGGCGAAACAGGTATCGACTTCATTCCCGTTTACTTCTCACAGCGTTTCATCGCCTGGGGACTGCGTGAAAAGGGCGGCGGGTTCAAGGGCGAGTATTTGCCTACGGATCCAATTGTTGGTCAAACAACTCGCGATGAAAAAGGTCGTGACATCCTGAACAGCAACAGCGAAGTACAACTGGTCGATACGCGGACGCATTATGGCCTACTCAAAGCAGACGATGATTGGGCGCCCGCAGTTTTGAGCTTCTCATCAACCCAGGTTAAGAAGTCCAAGCAGTGGATGTCTCGTATGCAGCAGATCCGCATTCAGGGCCTGAATGGGCCCGTACCAGCACCGATGTTCTCGCGCATCTGGAACCTGCAATCCATTCCCGAAAGCAACGACCAAGGTTCGTGGATGGGCTACAAGATCGGCAACTCAACGCAGATTGAAGACGAGCAACTCTTGCTCCGTGCAATGACCTTGAAGGAACAAGTACAAGACGGATTGGCAAAAGCGTCGTACGAAGATCCTACCAAGACTGTCAAAGACGAAGACGAAGACTTCTAAAGCGTCAAGTAGTGCAACACCCACGGTGCAGGGGCATCGTGGGAACCTACTTGAGAGCTACTAATGGGTCTGGAAACTGATTTCTTTGAGCTATACGGCGGCCTTAACAGAGCATACGGCACTTACGTTCAAGGGCAAGTAAACGAAGTCAAGAATAAGATGGAGGGTAAGGCCCAGACCGTTTCGGGTACTTACGAACCTAGACTGTGGATTTCGCACCTAGCAGGTGACAAGGGCATTGGTGTAATTCCCATCACCGACGAAGCGACCTGCAATTGGGGCGCTATAGACATTGACGTCTACCCACTCGATTTAGAAGCACTTGAAAAGAAACTGCAACAACTGAATTTTCCACTCGTTGTTCTCAGAACAAAGAGCGGCGGTGCGCACCTGACCATGTACTTGAAGACGTACATCAGCGCGTCAACCGTCAGATCAAAACTCACAGAGTTCAGCGTAGCACTCGGCTATGGCGGTGTTGAGATTTACCCAAAGCAAACGAAACTTGCAAACGGGCGCGACACAGGCAACTGGCTCAACATGCCCTACTTCAATGCTCTTAAGACAACGCGCTATGCAATAAAAGACGGCGCACCTTTGTCGGTTGACGAGTTTGTTAAGTACGCAAGATCCAAAGCTATATCAGCAAAGCAACTCGCAGAATTCGAGGTAAAACTAAGCGATACGTTCGCTGACGGTCCGCCATGCCTGCAGATAATGGCAATGAATGGCGTCCCTGAAGGTGCTCGTAATAACGCGCTTTTCGCCATGGGCGTTTACGCCATGCTGAAATACGACGACGGCTGGGAAGCAGAGCTAGACTTAATCAATCGTAATGTGATGGTTCCGCCTTTGGCAGTGCGTGACGTTCAGATGATTGGGCGTTCACTTAGCAAGAAGGACTACTTTTATCCCTGCAACAAGCCGCCATGCGTAAATCTGTGTAATAAAGATCTGTGCAAGAAACGCAAATTCGGTATAGCAGAACTCGACGCAAAAGACCTCGGAATAAACCTTGGCGATCTTATAAAGGTAATGACAGATCCGCCTATTTGGTTTATTGACGTTGAGGGTGTTCGTATCGAGCTAGACACAGAGGATCTGGTAAGTCAGGAGCGATTTAGGAAACTTGTTGTATCTGCAATTAACAAGCTGCCTGGAAAGATTAAACTCGCTGATTACGAAAAGATGATTCGTGATAAACTTGAGAATGTGCAGCTACAGGAAGCACCTGTTGAGTCGGGAACAAAGGGACGGATATCTTTCCATATCGAACAGTTTTTCAATGTCACAACACCTGCTCGTATTAAAGATGAAATCATCCTAGGTAGGCACTGGACAGATCCAAGCTCAAACGTTACGCATTTCCGTGGTGCGGACTTACTACGCTATCTCGAGATGCAGGGCTTGCGTTTAGATTCAAGACGCGTTTGGATCCTGCTAAAAGACATAAAGGGTGAGCAAGGAAATCTGAAGGTTAAAGGACGTGATGTACCTACCTGGAGTCTAGTGTTACGCAACGATGAAAATGAGTCTTTTGAAGTACCTGAAATAACTGGAGATACTACGTTTTGAAGATAACCAATAACCAACGCCTTATTCTTGGACCTCCGGGTTGCGGGAAAACAACAAGGTCGTTAAACCACATTAGCGATGCGCTTGAAAACCGATATGAGCCTGACACGATAGCGTTCGTCAGTTTTACGCGCAAGGCGATTTTTGAAGCGACGGATAGAGCTTGTACCAAGTTCAATCTGATATCCAACGACTTACCTTATTTCAGAACAGTTCATTCTATGTGTTTTCGTGCGCTACGCATGTCCAAACAAGATATGATGGAAAGAACAAAGTATAAAGAGCTTGGAGACATTCTTGGTTACAAATTTGAAGGTACATTCGATGAAAGCGAGACTGGACTGCCTGTTGGGGATGAGCGCGGAGATCGGTTACTGTTTCTTGATAATTTTGCTCGCATAACCTGCAGAAGCCTGCGTGAGACGTGGGAAACAGCGGACTCGGGTCTCGACTGGTACGAACTCGAACGCCTTAGTAAAACCCTTGCTGCATACAAAGATAAGAAGTGTTTACTAGACTATACTGACTTGCTAACGCGTTTCGTTGCGCGAGATAAACCATTACCGATAAAAATGGCAATTGTAGACGAAGCACAGGACTTATCTACGTTACAATGGCAGGTCTTGAAAGTCGCTTTTCGTGACTGTGAAGAACTGTACATTGCCGGTGACGATGACCAAAGCATTTATCGTTGGTCAGGTGCGGACATCGATACGTTTTTGAGCTTGGAAGGAGAGCGGGAAGTGCTACATCAGTCGTACAGACTTCCAAGAGCAGTGTACCAGAAAGCCCTGCGTATTATAACGGATGTTCCGAATCGCTTTGAAAAGCCATTTGCGCCTCGTGACTGTGAAGGAAGCATTGACAGATTGCCAACAATTGACTATGCTGTTATCAAACCAGAAGAATCAACAATGATTCTGGTTCGAAATGTTTTTCTTTTGGCGCGGGTGCAGAATCTACTGAAAGGGCAAGGGCATCCATTCCTTGGCAGGCACGGGTACTCTAGCATAAAGAGAGAACACGTAGACGCGATATATTGCTGGGAAGATCTGCAAAAGGGTCGCACAATGCCTCTTAAACGGGTTCAGAACATGTTCGACCACATGCTTGTCGGGAAGTTTCTCGCACGGGGTGCTAAGGCCAAGATGAATGCTGCTGATAAAGACCTGCGCTTTACTCAAGAAACATTGAAGAAGGAATATGGTCTTCTAAAGTACGATCTGTGGCACGAAGCGCTTGAGGGTATCGAACTACCAATGCGAGCGTACTACCTGTCTATAATGCACTCGGGAAGAAAGCTTACCGAAGTACCTAAAGTTACGATTCAGACGATCCACGGCGTCAAAGGGGGTGAAGCGGACCATGTAATTCTGTTGCCAGATATGTCACGAAGGACGTATGATGATTATGTGAAAAATCCAGTTGATGAATTAAGAGTAGCGTATGTTGCAGTAACGAGGGCGAAAGAGAAGTTGTCCATTATATCACCAAGCTCGCAACGGGCTTTTCAATACTAAGGAGTAGAAAATGTCAAAAGCATTAGTTGTTTTATCGGGCGGGCAGGACTCCACAACCTGCTTATTCTGGGCCCTGTCACGTTTTGACGAAGTTCATGCAATAACTGTCAACTACGGTCAAAGACACATAATCGAGATAGAAGCTGCGAAAACTGTTGCTTCAATGGCGAAAACTGCGTCACACGAAATCATTGACCTGCCCGGCGTATTGCAATCCGTTTCTCCTCTAACGAGTAATGCACCGCTTGAGAAGTATATTAACGCAGGGCAGATGGCGGAAGTCATTGGTGACAGAGTGGAGCTTACTTTCGTCCCAATGCGCAACATATTTTTCTTTACACTGGCGATGAACAGGGCTGTTGCACTCGGCTGTGCTGCGCTCGTAACCGGCATTTGTCAAGAAGACAACGCAAACTATCCTGATTGCACTGAGCAGTTCCGTAACGACTTTGAATGCACTGCGAATTTCTCATTGGGTAGGAATGAAACTAACTGGATAGAAGTCATCGCTCCTCTGATGTTCAAATCCAAGAAGGAAACTGTGCTGCTTGCGCGTGACCTGCCCGGCTGTTGGGAAGCTCTTGCGCACACGCATACGTCGTATGACGGTAAGTACCCACCGACGGACATGAACCACTCCAACGTCCTTCGCGCAAAGGGTTTTGAAGATGCTGGCTTGCCTGACCCACTTGTTCTTCGCGCTATAAAAGAGGGTTTAATGGCGGTTCCGGATACACGGAATTACGATGTCATTGCGTGAGTGCATAGACGGCCCTTTAAAAGGAGCTGTTTTTAATCTACCGGAAGGAAGGGCCTCAGCGTTCTTTCATCGCCGGGAAGGGACTGGTCGTTACCTGCCGGTTGGCGACAAGTTCTTGAAGTTTGAATACTGGCGTAAAATGTCTGATAAAGAAATAAAGGAGATGCAAAATGTCACGGATAACACAGTTTAGAAGTCTATCTGATCGAGAGCTACTTGCACTCGCAGAGAAAGACGTTCTGCCCAACTTCATAGGGACACAGCGCCAGCAGGACATCGTTGTCGAGCTTGTCCAGCGACTCGCAATAGCAGGCCGCCGAGAGCCTAACGTAGGCGGGAAGGGCATACTGTGATAACCGCCGAACGTTACCATGACATATCCGCCGGTCATCGCGTGTTTGGGCACGAAAGCAAATGCGCACACCTTCATGGACACAACTATCGTATACACTTCAAGATAGCTGGTGCTCCAACGGAGGACAATCAGGAGGGCTTGGACACTGTGGGTCGTGTTATCGACTTCTCCGTTATCAAAGAAAAACTCTGCATGTGGCTCGAAGAGAAGTGGGATCACAAGTTCCTTGCTTGGAAAGAAGACCCATGGGCTGATTACTTGTACCAGATTGACCGTCAAGGCCTTGTCATAACGCCGTTTAACCCAACTGCTGAGAACATGGCACACTATCTTATGTTCACTGTCGGACCCGAGCAACTTAAAGGCACTGGTTGCGTTCTCATATCTGTACGCGTTGAAGAAACGCGTAAGTGTACAGCAACCTCGGAGATATTCGTATGAGCAAGGAAAAGTACTATCTAAATCATCGTGAGATAGAGCGTCTGGCGTCTGCGGCAATAGCTCCTCACTTGATTCGTAGGGACTGCCAAACAACTGTTTACGCTGTCCCGAGAGGAGGTGTTCCAGCGGCCTACGCAATGGCCGCCGCCGGTCTCAATATACGTCTTGTTGACGTACCCGAAGATGCCGAACTGATAGTTGACGACATAATTGCCAGCGGCGCAACACGCGAACGTTATGCGCACCTAAAAGTACCGTTCGTATCTCTGATAGACCAACGAAAAGAGTCTATTTATTCTGGGAGATGGATTGTCTTTCCGTGGGAAGCAACTGACAAGAAGGATGATTCGTTTTCCGATAACATAACTCGCCTTTTGCAATTCATTGGCGAAGATCCGAAACGTGGCGGCCTAATTGAAACGCCTCAACGTGTCGTTAAAGCATGGGAAGAATGGACGAGTGGCTATGGAAAAGATCCTGCAAAGATCCTTAAGGTATTTGACGACGGCGGCGAGTCTTACGACCAAATCGTCCTTGTCAGAGATATTCCTTTCTACAGCCATTGCGAACACCATCTCGCTCCTTTTTTCGGTACTGCTCACGTTGGGTACATTCCTAACGGGAGCATTGTTGGTCTTAGTAAGCTGCCTGAGGTTGTTGATATTTTTGCTAGACGTCTACAGGTACAAGAGCGTCTCACTAATCAGATTGCTGACGCTATTTGGGATAATCTGAAACCCAAAGCAGTGGGCGTTGTTGTGTCTGCTCGGCACTTGTGCATGGAATCACGGGGCAAGAAAAAGAGCGGTAGTTCCACTGTAACGAGTGCGCTGCGAGGAACAATGCTTACCGAACCTGACTGTCGTGCGGAGTTTTTCAACTTGATTAAACTGTAACCTGAGGTATTGCATAAGATTACGTGTTGTGCAATAATACAACTACTCAGGCGCTGTGGTGCGAGGAACAGTTCGCACCACAACCGATGAGTCTATAACCGGAGGAAATATGAAGCCAATGAAATTTGAAAGTCTTATGGATCGCGATGGTAGCGTTCACCTGGAGCGCGTGATTTATCCGAAGTACGGCAGTGCAAAGATAGACGGTAATCGCTTGTATGTGGAAGATGGGCAAGCAAAGGCGTCGTCCGGTAAGCCAACAAAGAACGCGTACATTCGTGAATACCTGAGCAAGCCTGAGTTCGACGGTCTTGACGGTGAGGTGGTTGTCGGATCACCAACAGCAAAGGACGTTCGGCGTCGCACAAGTAGCGGCGTAAGCACGCTCTTCGGCGAACCTGACTTCACCTTCCTTGTGTTTGACGACAGAACAAACCCTAACTTAGCATTCATGCAGCGCCTTGAAAATGCTGCCGATCGTGTAAATGCTTTTGACGACAAGCGCATAAAGCTAGTCCCACATCTTCGCATAAGCGACATCTCTGACCTGCTCGGATTCGAGAGCAAACTGCTCGAAGTAGGCTGGGAAGGCATCATGCTCCGTGACCCACTTGCGCCCTACAAAGCGGGAAAGACAACGGTTCGCGAGAATTGGGGCTTCAAACTGAAACGGTTTGAGGACGGCGAAGCAGTTATTATCGGTTCTTACGAAAGGATGCACAATGACAACGAAGCTACCACAAACGAACTTGGCGGTACCAGTCGTTCGTCGCACGTTGGAAATAAACGACCTGCAGGAGATCTTGGAGGCTTGGAAGTCCGGGATGTTAAAACCGGGGTTGAATTTAGTGTGGGAACCGGGTTTGACGCCGCAGTTCGTGTGGTTCTCTGGAACGAGCGTGAGACCCTTGAGGGGCGAATTATCACATATAAGCATTTCCCTATAGGTGCGAAGGACAAGCCAAATCTACCGTCATTCGTTGCATTCAGGGACGAGGATGATATATCGTGATTGGCGCACTTGGCGACCTTGTGTCGCAATACCTTTCAGTACCAAGAGAAGTCAGAGCGGCGGGTATGCCGAGTGACGAAGTACGCTGCATCGGTTGTAGCACCGTAGCAAAAGGAGAGGTAGAAACGCAAGCTCTGTTTTATCACAGTAAAGCAGACACCCATAAACCAAACGGGATAACAGTGTGTAGGAAAGCAGGATCCGTCTTGCAGCCCTGCAAAGCATGTACCTGTAAAAAGCAAAGGAATAGTCGTGAACGAAACAAACAGCGAAAATCTAAAAGCACTCGGCAGCAGCACAACGTACTCGTACGACAAGCCCAACCCGGAACTCCTTGAGTACTTTCCGTGCCCATTTGACGACCGCGTCGGCGGCTTGGTTCAGATTGAGGCGCCTGAGTTTACAAGCCTTTGCCCAAAGACGGGACAACCTGACTTTGCGAAGATCGTCATTGACTACATTCCCGAAGAGCGTTGCGTGGAATCGAAGTCCCTGAAACTGTACCTGGGTTCTTTCCGTATGCACGGCGAGTTCCACGAGTCTTGTGTTGCGCGTATCCATCGTGACCTGGCTTTGCTTCTGCGTCCTAAATGGTTGCGGGTTCAAGGTCAATTTACGCCGAGGGGCGGCATCAAGTTCTGGCCTACGGTTGAAAAGAACTGGACTGAATAATGTTCACCCGCACATACGAGCTATCCCTCAATAAAGGATACGTTGCTCATTGGGGACTCGCGGAAGCTGTGCGGGAACTTATACAGAACGCGCTGGACAGCGAATCACCCTTTGTTTATGAATTCAAGAATGACGGTGACGAGCATACTCTCAAGTTGCGTTCTGAGTTTACGACCTTGTCTCCACAAACGCTGCTTCTTGGTTCAACAAGTAAAGCGGACAGCGAGGACAGCATCGGCAGTTTTGGCGAGGGCTACAAAATTGCGCTACTTGTTCTTACGCGACTGTTCAAACCCGTTAGCATCGCCAATGGAGATAAGTTGTGGGAGCCGCGATTTAAGTACAACTCCAAATTCGAGCAGGAACTTCTTGTTGTTGAGGAAAGCACACTGGCTTATAAGAATACCGGGCTTACGTTTGAGATACGTGGGTTGACGAGTGACGAGTGCGACGACATACGCGACTCCTGCTTGCGTATGCAGAGCGACATTGGGGCGATAAAGCAAACGCCATACGGCGACATCCTGCTTGAGCGTCCAGGTAAGCTCTACGTCGGTGGCCTGTTCATTTGCTCTACAGAACTCATACACGGCTACAACATCAAACCGTCCAACATCAAGTTGGAACGCGATAGGCAAACCGTCTCGTCGTGGGAATTAAGCGCCACGACGACGAACATGTGGTACGCGACCGAAGAGTATGAAACGATCGCAAACATGATTAACGAGGGCGTCCCAGATGTTGCAGATGCCCAATGGAGTTCGCCGGCGCTTGTCAAAGAAGCATGTTACAGACTTTTCCGTGAACAGCACCCCGGTGCAATCATTGCGGAAAATCAAACTCATCTTAAAGAGCTTGTTGCCAAGGGTATGGAAAAGGTCGTTTTCATAGGCGGGTCTATGTACGCAAACGTATCCAGTTCAAGAGCATACAGAAGCGAAACCCGTGTTGCTGTGGAGTCGATAAATGACCGTCTTGTGCGGTGGCTTGGCGCAAATCGTGGTAAGATGCAAGCCGCTGCGATTGTTGCTTTTAAAGAACTGATTAGCGAATCGAAAGGCTGGCATAAGTAATGCCTACCGTTAACTACTACTTCTCCGGCATTGGTAACTTCTCTGTTGAGCAGAAGGAGAAGCTATCAGGCTTATGCGAGTACCGTCTGCAATCGTGTCACAAGGAGTACGTGCGACAAACAGCGGACTGGATGTACTACGCGTCGCAGCATAAGAATACAGTTGAAATCATGCTGGACTCTGGTGCATTTACTGCGTGGAACAAAGGCAAGGTTATTGAGCTTGAACCCCTGATACAGGTGTATGGTGAGATGATTGAGAAGTACGAACATGGCTTGCGTAAGGTTTGGTTGATTAACTTGGATAAGATTCCGGGTGAGCGAGGTAGAACAGCAAGCCACGAAGAACTCGAGGAGGCAATGCGTGAATCAGATAGAAATTACGAAATCCTTGTTAAGCATTTCGGCGATCGTGTACTTCCTGTATTCCATCAAAACGAGCCGAAGGAAAGGTTACGCAATGTCTGCCAAATGGCGGACTACATTTGTATCTCTCCAAGGAACGACGTCGCGGAAAAGTTCCGTATCTCCTGGGCGGCGGAAGTACATACGCTCCTTCTTAACGAGCCTAAGAGAGTACGAACTCATGGACTTGCGACGACAGGGATGCACATGCTCAGAAACGTTGATTGGTTTTCGGCCGACTCTGCTTGGTGGATGCAAACCGCGATTAACGGGTCAATCTTCTACCTGGCACACGATGGAGACTTACGCACAATCCAAGTATCGGAGAGAGCTGGTGCTCGTAAAGATGCGGGACAGCATTATACAACAATTCCGAGAGCAATGCAGAAAGTAATAGACGACCGTCTTGCTATTCACGGAATCACAATTAAAGAAGTTGCAGAGCACCATACGCCAAGGTTCGTCGCCTGCATCTACGAAGTTCTTGAATGGCTGAAAGTGGCGAAGCCGAAACCGCTACACCACGTAGGATTATTCGACCTATGATATACGTTCTAGCATGTTGCCAAGCCTGTGCAGAAGTTGTTGCTCGAGATGCAGGTATCGGCTATAGCAGATGGCAAAGTGTAAACAGCGCGGAAACTCTCCGTGGCCTACGCAACGTAGAGGTGCTATGCTGCACGAATTTAAGCAGTAGACGTGACTACAACGAACTTTACGAGGAACTTAACGTTCGTGGGATAACATGTAGGGTAATTGTCCATAATGGCTTTAAACAAGAAGGAGTGCAAAATGCAACGTAAAGAAGTATATGAGGCGATAGACAGCGAACGCGAATACCAGATTCGCAAATGGGGAGACAACGCAAAACACGGTCACGAAGTAGGCGCATACCTTACGCTGCTTCGCAGACATCTCGCCTTGGCGGAAATTCACTGGTCGCAGAGCGGCACAGACTATTTGGCACTTGACGAACTGCGGCAGATCCTAGCTATCGGCGTTTCCTGCGCGGAACAGCACGGTATTAACTTCCGAAGCCCGCACATTTCGGTTGCATCGAAACGCACGTAGCGCGCAAGGTTTGCTGGTTGGCATACTAGCATCAAAGCAGCATCTAAAACGCCGTAAACGTTAACGTACAGCCCCGCAAGTGGCAGAAAGAGGTGTATATCATGCACATTGTAACTGATATTGAAAAAAGACACGCTGAGATGGTAACGCTCCTCGGCAAACCTGGCGAAGCTATATGCTTTACACTAACGCCTGAGGACGCGCACATCTGGCACATGGCAACCGGCATATCTGGTGAGGCGGGTGAGATACTGGACGCTATCAAAAAGGTCGTAGTCTACCGCAAGCCCATTGACCGCGAAAACGTCATTGAAGAACTCGGCGACATTGAGTTCTACATGGAGGGCTTGCGTCAAGGACTCAATATAACTCGCGAAGAAGTTCTCGAGTACAACTATCACAAGCTAATGAAGAAGAGATACCCTAACGGTTACTCTGACCAAGCGGCACAGGCAAGGGCGGACAAGCAATGAGACTAATCGGCCTAGCAGGACCAGCGGGGTCTGGTAAAGACACAATAGCGGACTACCTTGTCGAAACGTATGACTACGATAAGATGTCATTCGCAGCACCCATCAAAGACGCACTCTGCGCAATGTTCAATTGGGATCCAAGTAAGTTGAACGACCGTGAGTGGAAGGAAGCTGTGCTCCCTGATATTGGCAAGAGCCCGCGTCAACTGATGCAAACCCTTGGTACAGAATGGGGGCGCAATCTTGTCAACCCTCATTTGTGGCTAATCATCGCAAAAGGTGAAATCGAGTATGCGCAGCATCACGATTTTGATATCGTTGTATCTGATGTCCGTTTTGAGAACGAAGCTAAAATGATTCGTGAGATGGGCGGCGTTATTTGGCACATAGAACGCGATCCAAAAGCAGCTAAGATGGCACATGCAAGCGAAGCTGGAGTTGAGCGAACGCTTGACGACGTTCTTTTTCTCAATACCGGGACGATTGAGGCTGCGTACGGTATTGCTGATTTTATCATCGAGGCTTTCCCGACATGCTAGATACTCTCCAGTTGGTCTTTGGAGCAGTTGCGACCAAGGATATTCAACCTGTTCTTACGCATGTGCTTATCTACCCCGGGCGACTGCAAGGGGGCGACGGTATAATAACGATTGATGCACCGTTTGACTGTGACCTACCTACGATGGCAGTGCCCGGACAGAAATTTCTCAACTCTGTTATAGCGTGTGACGGTACGCCGAAGCTTGCTGTAACTGACGGCGGAAAAATGTCAATCAAGAAAGGTTCGTTCAAAGCATACCTGTCCACATTGCCAGCCGAAAATTTCCCCATGGATGAAAAGAAAGGTGAGCCGCAGAAAGTTCCCGATACGTTTTTGCTTGCACTAAAGTCGTTAAGACCATTTGTGTCCAAAGATGCCAGTCGCCCTTGGTCAATGGGCATAAAGTTTTCTGGATGTTTTTGTTTCGCAACAAACAATATCGTGCTTGCTAGGCTTCCCATCGACTGGACGGCACCCGACATTGTCCTGCCTGCTGTTGCCATAAATGCTCTTATAGAAATGCGTGAGTTACCTTCAACGATGTATGTTGAAGAAGGCTCTGCTACGTTTGAGTACAACGATGGGTCGTGGTTAAAGACTCGCACAACAACCGCCGAGTGGCCGAATGTCGAAGCGATGCTGGAAAAGTTCTTATTTGACCTAGATCCTGTCCCTGAGGGCTTGCTGGCGGCTTTGCGCAAGGTGAAGAAGTTCTGCACCAACGTCAAGTTCCCACAGGTAACACTTAGCGAGGAAGGGGTATCGTCCGATGACGGCGGCGGTGACATTGCGTCGGTTGAAGGTCTCAAGTTGCATAAGAGCCTCTTCAACGCAGACATGCTGGAACTCGTTCTCGAAAGTGCAACCCATGTGGATTTCTCGGGGTACCCTTCCGCTTGCACCTTCTCAGGTGCAGACAATCTTGTTGGATTATTTATTGGAGTAAAACCTTGAAGAAAACAGCAACACCCACATTCCCAAAGTCCAAAGCGCCCACCGGCAAGACGCAGTGTGACGAGTGCAAACGGTTCATAAAAACCAAAGGTATCGCAGACCACATGAAAAACGTCCATGGCAAGTAGGCCAGATGATATTGGTATGTTCTGGGAGGACATACCAACTGAAAAGGGAGCGCGTGGCGATGTATACAGACCACAGCCACCAATACCCGACACCGGATGGAGACCACCATCTGACTTTCCTAACCTAAGAGATGCTGGCGTAATATGCTTGGACGTAGAAACAAACGATCCCGACCTGCGCTCAAAAGGGCCCGGCTGCCGGCGTGACGGCTACATTGCGGGTATCGCAGTTGGTACAGATGATGGTTATCGCGGGTACTTCCCAATACGACACAAGCTAGGTGGCAACCTAGATCCTGACCAAGTGAAGACTTGGCTGTCTGACCAGCTATACGGTACGACAATACCTAAGGTTGGAGCCAACCTGCTTTATGACTTAGATTTCTTAACAGCGGAAGGAGTGGATTGTGGCAATGGGCCGAACTATGATGTGCAGAATGCAGAGCCACTTCTTGATGAATACAAGAGGAGCTATGCTCTTGAGATACTTGGGCAAGAGTACTTGGGTGAGGGGAAAACGTCGGAAGCACTTTACCGTTGGTCATCTGCAGCGTATGGCGGCAAGCCGGAGGCGGGAGAACAGGCTCGTAACATCTGGCGGTGCCCTGTGCAGCTTGTCGGGCCGTATGCCGAAGGGGACGTCGATCTTCCATTACGCATATTTGAGAAGCAGAAACAAAGGCTTGAGGCTGAGAACCTTTGGAATGTATTCGATCTTGAGACGCGCCTAGTCCCAATGCTGCTCGCCATGCGTCAGCGAGGAGTTAGAATTGACTTTGAACAAGCTGATATCGTAGAGAAGCAATTGGGTGTTTTCATTCTTGAGCTACAAAAGGACCTTGGGAAACTGAACGTAAACTCATCTGATGAGATCTCGAGGCTGTGCGACAAGAACGGCATACACTACCCAAGGACAAAGCCAACCGCCAACTATCCGAAGGGGCAAGCCAGCTTTCAGAAGGACTGGTTAAAGAACCATGACCACCCGCTTATGCAAAAGATATCTGAGATGCGGACGTATCTCAAGTACCGCGACACCTTCATAACGTCCTACTTACATGGGAATCAGATCAATGGCCGCATACACACGTCGTTCAATCAGTTACGAAGTGACGAAGGTGGGACTGTCACAGGACGCTTCTCTTCCTCTAACCCTAACCTACAGAATATACCTAAACGAGGAAAAGGGAAAATCATGCGCTCACCTTTTGTTCCTGAAGTGGATGAGGATCTTGTACGTTTCGATTGGTCGCAAATTGAATTTCGACTCCTCGTCCATAAAGCTGTTGGGCGAGGGGCGGAAGACGCTGTGCGACGTTACAATCAAGACCCCACGACAGACTTTCACGAGTTCGTAATCGGCTTAACCGGCTTGGAACGCGACTATGCGAAAAACATCAACTTCGGGTTTGCTTTTGGCATGGGCATCGACTTGCTTTGTAAGATACTTGGTGTTGATAAGGAAACCGGGCTCGGTATTATCGACCGTTATCACAAAGGTGTTCCGTTTGTGAAATCGACAGCCGACGCTGCATCAAGGGCCGCTAAAAACCGCGAGATGATTGTGACCATTGAAGGCCGGCGTGCTCGCTTCCCAGACGGTGAGTATACGCACAAGGCTTTGAATCGCTATACACAAGGCAGCTCTGCTGATATAATGAAACGCTCGATGGTTGAGATATGGGAGTCCGGTATTTGTGATGTGCTGGGCGCGCCTCTGCTAACTGTACACGATGAGTTGGTATGGTCTGCGCCAAGAACGCCGGCTGCGAAGGAAGCATTGCGCGAAGTCAAGAATATCATGGAGCATACTGTAAAGCTGAAAGTACCTACTCCGGTAGCAATGGAGATAGGATCTACGTGGCATAACTGTAAAGAAGTAGCGGGGTATCTTGAATAATGGCATTCTTATGCGTAGCACATCAGGAAAGCGACCAAAAGGTCTGTGAGAAGTGTGGACTGGTATGGGACATGAACGATAGTAATCCGCCATTCTGCGGTGAGGTATACAGGAAAAGCTCGCGGGCGCTAAAGCGTAGCCGTCAGACGAAACTCGAAAGCACAATAGAGATAGCGAGCAACATCGGCTCTGGTTTCTTTATATCAATGGTACTTTACAGATTTGTTGTTTTTCCTTACATGCTTAAGATGGGCGCAGGGCAGCAGGCATTCTGGATTACGCTCTTATTCACAGTTACCTCTGTTATCAGGAGCTATGTATGGCGGCGTTTCTTCAATGCCGAGCTGCATAAAATAGTACACCAGCGCGTGGGTAGGTTTGTTGCGTGGTGTGCTAGTATCAAGTCACCAAAGAGAACGCAGCAAACAGCCATTAAACGTACCAAAAAGCGCAGAGTATGAGTGAAAAAACACTACGCCACAGCGTTCGGGATATCTTAAAACCCGGATTTGTTTTACAGGTTGAGAACGCAATGGCGACGGGCACTCCCGATACGTATGTCGGTCTTCAGGAATGGCATGGCTGGCTCGAATTGAAGTTCGGTACAGAGGTTCCTGCACGCCCAACTACAGGTGTTTTCACTTCTTTGAACAGGGGCCTTGAGGTAGAACAGGAAGCGACGTTGTTTAAAATGTGGCAGCATAGCCCAGGGTCGGCCTGGGTGTATGCGAGGTTAAACAAGGACTGTTTTTTGGTGCCCGGCAATCGGGCCTACGATTTCAATGCTTTTACACTTGCAGAGCTCCAACCGTTCGCGTGTGGGTTAAACTTCCTCCGCGAACGGTTGGCGGTGCTAGGTAATCTTAAATAAAGACGAAGAGTGTATGCGGGAGTCATCTTAAATTTAAGATCTTGTGTAGTTGCAGAGATAGCTTGTGTCCGTGTTTCATGCAGAGGGTCACAGCGAGCTCCACATTCGCTTGCGTAGCAACTCCATCGCGCATGTGGGTAGTAACATCCTCATGTACGTAGTACTCTTCCATAGGCTGGAGATACACTTGACGGTTGGCGAGTACTTTCTCGCTAGGCGGCGCCAGTGCTGCGCTCTTCTCACCTGCTTGTGTGTTCGTTATGGGTATGCCATGCTCTTCTGTATGATCGTCGAATGTCGATATAAGATACTTGTACGCGTCTGCATTTGCTTCAACCCGCGGATGCAACTTGGGTGTTTTTGGAGACACCACAATCAATGTCTCAAGGCGGTTGCCAAGCTCCGGACGCAGGTCTTCCTCAAGCAAGCTCTCAGGCCATACAGTGCCCGCTGTCTCAATCTGCACTTGCATTCCGTTCTCGCGTAGAGCACGAATCAATGGGGCTATCTCTTGCATCATTGGCTCGCCGCCGGTTAGCACAACAAGACGGTTACCAAACTCGATGCAGTCGCTAACGATGTTTTCTACGCTGACAACTGACGACGACTTCGTGTCGAAATCAGTATCACAGAAAGTGCAGCGCAGATTGCAACCGCCCAAGCGAACAAATGTGGCGGGTGTGCCAGCAAGCGGACCTTCGCCTTGTATGGTTGGGAACAGTTCACGCAGGAGAAGGAACCCTTCTTCTGGCAGGTGTGACTTCTTAAGTACTGGGTTATTTCCGAACATATATCCTCCTTATAACTACTTGATTATTAACGTGAATCCGGGGCATTTAAACGCGTTTGTAGCGCACGGTTTGCCAGTTGATATACGTACCACTACCAGCATATCTAAACGCGCTTAAATGAGCGCATACAGTGGCAAAAAAGCCCAGATTAACTGGGCTTTGTGTGACATGTTGCATGTTTCAGAGTGCTTTAACTTCGTCGAACAGCTTGCGCAGTTCGGCGGTTGCTTTACGCATTTCTTCGGCGGCGCCAGACAGAAGACTTGTTCCTGTGCTGCCCATGTGTGCTTCCAGGTGCGAGACCCACAGGTGAAAACGAGACTCAAGACTATCTTCTGTTTCCTGTACGACTGTCTCGATACTGACTTTAGCGCCTGTGGCAGCATCTGCTGCTGCTTGCTCATCTATCGCCAGTTGTGCTGCTGCGGTTGCTGCTTCATCTGCTGCCAGTTGCTCTGCTGACGCCGCTCCCGACTTATCTGCTGCCTCTTTTTCCTTCGCTGCTGCGAGTGCTGCTGCTTGTTCTGCTTTCGTAGCCATGTTGTACTCCTAAGATTTTGAAAGTAAACTGCCGCTGGATAGCGGCAGTTTCGTTGCTTGGTGCTGCCAGGCGATTACTTTGCTTTTTCGGCTTTGGCTGGCTTCGCTGCGGGTGCTGCTTTTGCTTCTGCAGGCTTGGCTTTGTCCGCTTCAAGTTTGGCAACTGCCGCTTCTGCTGCTTTCTTGGCCTTAACGGCGTCTGCTTCTGCTTTCTTAGCTGCGGCTGCGGCTTCCTTCGCTTTTTCTGTGTCTGCGGCGAGCTTTTCGGCTTCACCAGTAGACAGGTGTCCGTACATACCATCGGCCAGGCGGGTCAGGTTCAGAACGTCGCCGGGCTTGCAGTAGGTTGGGGAACGCAGGTCGCTGATTGCAGTAGTAACCGATACTTTGGTGCCTTCGGTCAGTTTGCAGATGTCGTCAACAGAGTGACGAGCACCCGGAACAGCGAACAGTTCACGGATCAGGGTTTTGACACCCTTCGTGCGGACTTTCGGTGCTGGCTTTTCCTTTGCTACTTTGACGGGCTTGCAGGCGATTTCATACGCACGAGCCAGTTGTTCATCGGCGGGCAGGGTTGCGACATCAGCGTTGGTTGCAGCGATAGCCAAACGTACATCTTCAGCCAGCGCAGCGAACTCATCAGCGTTTGTAACGACGACGCCACCGTGTTCCTTGACGAACTCAGCACCCTTTTCCGCCGAGGCGACGAACTGGGTAACACGTTTTGCGGTAGTGTCGATAACGAGCACTTTATTTTTTGCCATGATACAGATCTCCTTTATGAGGTTAATTGCTATTGGGTCTCCACCATGTAGTTCTCCTGCTTTTGCAAACGAGTCGACAATGTGGTGGAGTTCACTGTCTTCTCTTATACACCGTTGCATTCTTGGAGGATCAAGAATAATTTGAATAGAGGGTTTACGTACGATTGTGAAGCCACCTATCCTCAGGTAGTACTTCCTTCCTGAATCGTAAAACGCGTAAAATTCCATCATTTGTATAGTACCCTAAATAGGTGTATCTGTCAACGGAAACATATTACCGGGCGGTGTGGCAGCATCCTAGCAGGACTGGCTTGCCGCAGTGTGGGCAATACGTGCCTTTAAAGATGCTTATAACTGTTGAATCGTGGCCGGTTGGCATGTCCATGCCGTAGAAGACGCGCTGCTCGATATTCGAGAAGTCATGCCCGTAGCGTTTCTTGAGAATACGCTGCCTGCGAGCATAGTCCTCGCGCTGCCTTGCGTCGTAATCGACACCAAGCGAACCGAGCCTGCTTGTTATTCCGGAGACAGCTCTTCCATGCCGTTTGGCGATTTGACTGAGGCTCATGCGATACTCCCATGCGAGCAGAAGTTCCTTGTCCTCTTCCTTCGACCACAGGGCATTCTGACGCGGCCACTTGCCCATCCAGGTTGGGTACTCGACAGGTTTAAATTCACGACCGGGTTTAGGGCGGTTGCTCTCGTTTGGCTCTGCACTTGAGAAGCGCCCGGTGACGGTGCCTTCGGGTTGATGGGTGCGACTGCGCACGAGCTCGATAACACCAAGCGAAACAATACCAGACGCGAGAACCTTAACAATTCTGCTTTTGTCGTATGTACCTAGTTGGAGCCCACGGACATTTTCGATAGCTTCCACCTCAGTCATAAGGATAAACTGCGCTTGGCCTTTGCGAAATTTCTCAATGAGGCGGCGTGGAAATACGTGCTTCCACACCGCGCGGATTTTGTCAAGCTCGATGTAGTTCAAATACTTAAGATTGTACTCTACATCTGCCATATGCTCTTGCGTACAGCACACGATAATAATGCTGCACTTGTGCCATAACGGTGTACGACGTAAACTTGCGAGATGCTTAAATAGCTCTTCCATATTCCCTCCGGTTATATTAGTGAGACGTTGTTGGTACATCAGACTCTTCTGCTGCGAATATTTTGCATTCATTCAAGAGCACATTCATGTCTGCTTGTTCGTCTATTATTGCCATTAAGACTGTTGCTACACCCGAGTAAAAGGCGCCTTTCAAAACAATTGCATCTTCCTGTGACGTACCTGGTACGATTACATTTGCTTGGAAGTCGTACCACCCTTTTGCGATCTGTGTCATGTGCTTTCCTTTTAATAACTACACTATAGCGCATCTTCGCTATCTGTTACAAGCATCTTATCACACGTAATGAATGCAGACTTCCTTTTCGGTTGTAAGAAGCCTGCAAGCTGTAAGACCGCTGTTCTTGTTTACCACATGGAGTTCGCGTAAGCACTCTTTTCGTCCTTCCTTCATGCAGGCGCGAAGGAATGTGAATGCTTTAAGCGTAGCGGCCTCTAAGGTGCGGTAGTATCCTTTGCGATGCGGAAACTGCACAGTGTAGTGGGCTCTCATTTTTGGCGGCTCCTGAATGCTTTCTCCAAGTAAGGGTCCTTGTCGTCTTGCCTGAGGTACCATTGCACGTAGTCACGAGGCACATCTGCAATAGGTGTCCCTTTCCACTTGCCGAAGGCCATGACGGTTGGGATGCGCGCGAGCTCCGATATGGTATAGAGCTCTTCCCATGTCTGCGCACCTGTTTTCTCGACTATCTTCATCAGGATAAGCGTGGTGTTCTTTATGTAGGCAAGTGCGGAGTGGGCGTTGACGAGTCTGTCGCGAGCTGTGTCACGGTACAAGTAGTACATCATCGCCGACAGAGTATGGCTGCCTACGTCTGGGTACAGATAACGGCACAGCGCGAGAGTGCAAATGCGCTTCGCTTGAGTGAGGGGAACAACAAGGTCCACGTCGAAATCAACTTTGTGGCCGATGACATATTCGCAGTCGGGAAACTCAAAAGCGGAGCTTGGCTCGCAATCAAGTAGGTCCTCGTCCATGATATGGTGGACCCCCATTGCGCCGAACGTGATCGGCTTCGTGGGCTTGTAGCGTTGCTCGAAATCGCTGTCCGGATTTGGGCGTATGGCGTAATTAGGCAGCGGCCGGTCGGCGAGGACGAGATACGCTGCTTCAATAATCTCTGCGTCATCTATGCCGGTTGTTTCTGTGTCGAAAACGATTGCTGGTATCATTTGTTCTCCTTCAGAAAATACAATGGGTATCGTACTTTCCAAAGCCGCCTCTTGCGAAGCAACCTCAGGGTAGGAAATACGTTTTAGCTTTTCAAAGCTCCTACCTATGATAGCGGTCTCTCTCAACTCCCCGATACTACATGCTCGTTTGCATAGCGAACATAGACCATTTAACCCTCGGGGCCAGCGGGGCACCTAGACCGTTCCCATTGAAGTCCGTCGACCTCGCCGGATTTGGCTTTTACTACTAGGCATTTGCTACCACTCCATAAGACACTAACAAAGATTGAAAACAGACCTTTGTAATGCCCTACAGGGTGGTTCATCTTTTCAGCTCGAGGCTTAGTAGGATGCTACAACACCTAGGGTTTTCGCTATGCGGGATACCCTAAACCCTCGCCCTTATGCCAACATCAGCATGGCGTTATCCCATGCTTTTGCCTTGATTGCTGCGGTTTCTCCAAACTGTGCTTTATCGAAGCGGCCGTCGATCGTCTTGTGCCCAGTGTGGTAGTCGAAGTACTCTGTTGTCGCATTTATCATGCCCCACAGAGTTTTCTCGGATCCAGGCAGTGTGGAACCCTTTCCATGCCCAGAGTACAGTGCGTGGACGAACTTCATAACGCGGGCGTCAGAAGCACTTTGGTCTTCCACGGATTCCTTGGGGTCACCAAACGTGTCGATAAGCCACGAGAGTTCTTCGGACTTTGTCAGCTTGCGGTTGGCGAGATGCCTTGCGTCTTCGATGAATACGTCCCACGAGTTGCCCGCGAGGCCGAGTTCCTGCTTGACTTTACTCGCATCAAAGATGGTTGAGTGCGGGACGCTAAAGCGTGGGCGAGTGGATCCGTTTGCGTTCTGAATGGCGACGCGGAGTGTATTGTTGCAGACGACGCGGACGCTGGTGAATTGCGCGACTGTTGCCATGCTACCATCACACGCCGTAGACAGCAGTAAGTAGCCGTCAACTTTGTCGCCCTTGCCGACCTCATCACTCTTGCCCATTTCAGCCAAAGCCCAGAACTTCTTGCCACCAAACAGTACGCCAGCAGTCGACATCTTGAAGCCGCCGGAGTCAATCAAGTCACGATAAAACTCAAGCACCGTTTCGGGCTGTACAACTTGATAGCGATCGCTGACAACAGCAAGTCCTGCGCCGGTGTCAGAACGGTACAGCACTTTCTTTTCTGGGAACGACATGATGTCGTCGTGGAAGCGATTACTGTACTCAACAACCGAATTTTCGATTGTCCAGTTCATGCCAGCTTGTTCGCGCCAGAGTTCCAATGGTGCGTCGGGATCCATTGCGTGTCCGAGTGAGTGCCACGGTGTTTCGCCAACGAATGCCATGTTAGCGCGGTTGTTGCTCATATCTAATTCGTGTGCCATTTCATTTCTCCTTAGGTTGTCGGTTTACTGTGTCTCCTCAGTGTATGGAACCGGAAGCACCATCCCGGTCCCATACAGTTTAACAGGTTCTTGGAACAGGTGCGTGAAGCGGGAAAACGGGAAACATTGCGCCACGGATGCAGCGGTCGACAGGCTCCATGCCAACATAGTGCAGGGTTGACGGATACTCTGGGAATGCTGCTTGGGCTTTGCGACGTGTCGGAAAGTCATGTACGACGCCCTTACCATCTGTTACTTTGTGTGATACTAATGACATTTGGAACTCCTTTGGTTGTTTATCGTATGCTACAGTAACCATATTATACAAGATTGTGTATTCTTGCAAGCATCTTTTGTAACTATTTGTTGCGTGGGTAGTACTGGGTTTCTGACAGCATTGCATCCTCGACAGCTTCTGCGGATAGGCGCGTTGCTTCTTTATAGTCATCGGTTGGCGGTGTGTCGAAGTAGAACAGAACCTGCTTTCCGTTAACATTAAGAGGGAGCGTAGCGCCCTCATTCGGGTTTTCGTTTATCAGCGTACCTACAATCTCGTAGCCTACGCCATTCGCTTTCTTAAACCCTCTGTTCTTGTAAGAGTAACCATCGTTACGTTGCGTTGCTTTGTGGAGTTCGCCACGAGCGCGTTGCACCGAAGCGTAGCCTTCGCCATTCGGCCCTCTATCACGGCGGGTTAAGGGCTTCTTCATAAGAGCACCAAAGCAAAGACAAAAGCCGTCAGGTATGCCAGCACCAGAAAGCACCAACTCGTTATCACAAATTTGCATTTAAGCCTCATCTGTTAGGGATTACTTTCGCGAAGAGATCGTCCACGCGCTTTACTAAATCCTGCACCACAAGGCGCTCTTCTTCTGTCCAGCGAGCGACAAGCACCACTTGGTGCAGTTCTTCACGAGCGGTCATTAAGTGCTTTGCGAGTAGCAGTTTATTCGCTTGGTAAGCTGTAATCATGTCTGTCTTTCCGCAACAAAGAGTTCCCAAGTTCGCGGGAAGTTCGTTTCGATAAGAGCACCAACAGCTTCGGCGTACTGGCGGATTTCCCATTGGGCGGCTGGATGTGCGCGAAGGGTTAAGAAAGCAAGCCAGTTCCGCAGGTTGGCATGTGCTCTCATTCGCGAGTAGCGAGCGACCGGTACTGGTAGGCGCGCAAGTTCTTTAGGGACGCCCATACGCAGGCCGTTCTCATATGCTATCTGGGCTGTGGAATAGGCGCTCTCCAAATAGCGTTGGAATGCTTCTGCTTTTCCGACAGTCATCGGCTCACCACTTCCTTTAGCTTGTTTATTCGTCGTTGCTGTGTTCGCACCGAGCATAAGACGCTCCACTGTCGGGATATAGTTCTCATCCGGCAGTGGTATGTATCGCGCAGACATTTCATTGTAGCTCTGTGTCCGGTGACGGTGCCACTCGCGGAACACAAAGATCGGCGCTTTGACTTCGATAATCATGCCGGCCATCTCAAACGGAGTCATGTGCTTATTATTGTACAGGTAGGCGAGCAATTTCTCATCACCTGCTTTTTCGCTGTCGCCCCATCCAAGGAAACCCTTGTCGGTTGACATCCGGGCGGCTTCAATGATGCTTTCATCCTTGCCATACACCTCTACGAGTTGCACGTATCCTGTATCTAATACAGGTACTTTTTTGTAGTCAGACATTTTATTCTCCGTTATTAAATAGGTCCGGCTTATCGCACCTACATGAGCCAGAACTCATGCAGGGGCCGGGTACGGTGGTTTCTTTTTCCTTTTACCGGCGGTGTTCTGCGGGCGGTGCTACTCTGAAAGGGAGAGGAAAACGCCACTGGTTCCGTTATTAACCCCACGGTGACCTAGGGTCTGAAACTTATTCGAGTGTTGCGAACTGTCTGTAAGCTGGTGCAATGTCGCGTAAGCTCGAAACACCGCCGATTTTATGGTCAAGGCTCCACAAGCGACGTGGTACACTTGGCATTACACTTCCGTCGGCGAGGCGACTGCGGATACGGCGGGAGCATTCCCGAGCGCCTTGGTGCGGCTTGTATCCAACTTTTTCGCGGTAGCGGGCTTTCTTCTTTGCGCGGCGGAGCGGTGTGTCCTTCACCTTCGTCGGCAGTACATCAAACATGTTTGTGGAAAGAGCCATCCCTACACCGAACAAGGACAGTATGTTACGTACTCTTGCATTGCGCATTATATTCTCCAGTTATGTGATGTTTCAAGTGTCAAAATCTGATGCTATAGTGCCATTATACGCTGATTTTAGCGGGTCTTGCCAGTGCTTTGATGGTACAGTAGCCAGTGCAAAAATCTACTGCGCAAAATGCTTTGAATAAATGCGACCCAACCATTTAACTTGGTTGTCGGACATGAACGAAACTTGCTTACCGTCGTTAGAACGCTGCCACATGTCTTCAATGAAGTCTGTCTCAGCATCGTTAAGGTCGTTAGTACCTACCAGACCTGCTACTTGCTTTAGTGCATTATTCGTCGAAATCATTTGCAGTGCCCTCCGATTTCGAATGGATTGAGCAGGTATTGGCATATTACATGCGCAACCTTACTTCTCCACCCAATTGTGTGTAGATAGCTGGTTAGTCGTTCTGTCAGCGTATAGCAGCCATTCGGCGGCCATTGCAGGAACAGGATCGTTCCTAAAATTGCATTGAGATAGATAACGTCAGCAAACAGGAAGAGCAGACCGCCCGGCGTAGCCAGTATCTTAACCCACATTGCGAGCGCCTTGGTGTGCCATTGCAAGTAGAGCGCAGCACACCCAAGATAGAACCACCAGAAGATGTAGGTTATCAAGAGTACAGACCACCAAGTGATCGGGATGCTGAGGTGCAAGACCATGTTATGCTCCTTTTTTGGTTGGGTTAAGAGCTGCAATGGCTGCTGTCTGCTCAGGACTGTACTGATATAAAGAAAACCCGCGATCTTTGACCAATACAGTTACGAAAGGTCCCTCCGCGCCACAGTACTTCGGAGAGCGCAGATCCGCCAAGCATGTGCGAATGTTGATTTCGCCTTTCTTTGTCAGTTCGCAGAGTTCTTCAACAGTGAAGCGCGGATACTTTACTTCATCTGCTTCTATTGAAGGCGTACCGAGCAAGCGACGCAGCATGGGTTTCGCGCCGGTTGACGTACCACCACGCAAGCGTCTGGGATGGTTTGATGCCAGTCTGTCCAGCATGTCTACCTCAGGTGGGATAGCGGCGTACGTTGTTTGCTCACCTGCAAGGATTGCAGCACCTTGTTCGGCGAGTGGCGGCGTCATGTCTGCTTCCTTGTAGACTGCCATGAGTCCTTTGTCTACCTGCTTTGCTGGTTTTGTACCACGAAGTTTGTCTGCTGCTTTGCTCATTTCACTTTCCTTTCTTTATAGTTAAGACGATTTACATCTGCTTGTGCTTTACGAAACTTCTTCTTTGCGTCTAAGTAGCGTTCGTGCGCTTTCTCGAGACTTAAACGTGCAACCTCACGGTTGGTACTTGCGACCTGCAATGCGTCCTCAGCAGCTACAAGAACGCGACGCAACCTACCTCCAGGTAAGCGGGTAATAAATAGGGCGCTCATTGTTTTGCTCTTTTTGCTGAGCTCTAGAAGACACTGCTGGTGCGGAAATAGGTTCATTGCTTTCTCCTGGATCACTTTCACATGCTGCGGAAATTAGTTTTGCGATGTTGCGGAGGTAGTCGTCTGGTACAGGAGTGCCGTCAATGAATTTGGCTTCGAAGATCATAGTTTGTACCTCAGTTGAAGACCTGCGAAGCCTGTTGCTTTAACTCCGTTGACGGTGGCAGTTGGAACAAGGATGAGATTTACGCCGAACTTATGCACGTCGAAGCGTACTTCCGCTCCTGCCATTGCAACGACAGGCGCAAGAAGGTAACCTGTCGCGACGTCCACAATTGGCCCTATAGAAATATGCTGTGCCTTGAACAGCATGTACGCATAAGACGCGTAAGCAGACACCCTTGAGACGCTGTTATTATAGAAGCCTACTTCGTAAACAGAACGCTCGTGTACGCGCTCGTAGCCTAGTCCGAGATTGTATTCATTGAGAGGCGGAGTCCCTGTGTTCCATGCGCAGATCTCAGAGCTACCCGCGAAAGTGCATACAGGCGTTGTGGGAGGCGAGCCTTTAACATCAGATCTATTCCAATGATACGATGTTGTGTTCAGGACGATAAAGTCCGCTGCGTGGGCTGCCGGTACGGCGAGGAGCAATGTTACAGCAAGAAGGTAGTTTTTCATGTTAGGAGTGAAACTCGAATTCTGCGCCCAGTTTCCTTTGGATGCAGCTAATTGTAACCCCGTTCCCGAGATGCGCCCAGCCGCAGATAAGCAGGAACTCAAGCCAGCCATCTGCACGGCGTGGGTAGACCCAGATATGTGCTTTGTGTGCTTGTTGCTGGAAGACTGCTTTCTGTATTACTTGAGAAAGGAGCGATGTTGCATCACTGTCGCCGACTGCATATTCACGATTGTGAATTGTTATTTTCGTATCCATTATAAGAACTCCTGTTTATATGCTGGCGGATAGCCAGTGATTACAGTGTGCCACATTGCATAAGGATATGCAAGCATCTTATGTAAATAAATTGTATATCGCGTAACCAGCGACGAATGCAGCTCCAGCACAAAAGACGTAGAACAGAAACATCCCTGTGTTGTAGATGTCATCGTCGAACTGGTCGTCGGGATCTTTAGCCACTGATTGCCTCGCGGGTTTCGTTTGTTACTTGCTGGTTGAGAGTTATGCGCTCACCTGCGGCGCGGCCCTTTGCTGCAATGTCAGAGGCTCCTTTTGATACAATTTCTTGCTGTTTCGAGCTACCGAACTTCTCTGAAACAGCAGCTTTCTTTTGGTCTACCACGACCAATGCGGTCCCAGTCCCCGCCTGGAATGCCACGTTGCGTTCTTCACGGAGCACGAACATCCGCCTTTGCAAGCTGCCGGCTGCGGCTTTCCTGTACGTATCAACGTGAACGCCTACGTTGTCGCGCTTACGCTCTTTGTCTATTGCTTCCATGAGATAGCGCAACAACCAACTGGCGAGCATTACGTCTTCACGCACACCACAGAACAGAACGCGCTGTACCTTCAGATTATCTGCGTAAGGTGCTCTTATCTGTACAATGTGAAATACAGTATCTGTGAAGGATTCAATGCCGGCTGCGAGTAGATTGATCCAGATGGGAACTTTGACGCCGTGCTCCAGTTCCATGAGTTCGCGGTGGAAGTCATAGCCAATGTCTGCGGCTGTGTTTACGTCAGAGAGTTCGAGGCCGTGCTTGCGCATGAGGGCTTCCGCCTGCCGAAGGGCGGTTTCCGCTTCATTCTCATTACCACGTCCGTCTTGTCCCATTGCAAGCAGCTTACGGAGTTTCGTTACTACGTTATCATCAATATTCTTCATTGTCATTCTCCCGATCTGTGAATTGATTAAAACCGGCGAGAAAGGTGACTGCTCGAACGAAAGCTGCATATACTGCGATGAATACAATAATCTTAAGTGCGGTTATCATGGCTAACTCCCGGAATATGCTGATTAGATAACCAGTGCATTCAGTATGGCACAATAAATAATCTTATGCAACTATCTTATCAATCATTTGTGCGTCTGTCAGTGCTTCATTTGCTGCCATAGTCATACTCCTTTCACGGTTGTATGTTGCGTTCTGTATATCCTTGAGAGAACAATCTTTCTATCCTCTCCAAGCGCTTTATCTCTGCCTGAAGATGCTCAATACGCTCTACGTAGAATTTGCAGTCCTCAGCAGTTACAATCTCTAAGAGTTCGTGACTTTCAAACCCCTGTGAAAACTGAGGCACCCTTTCTTCTGTAAACTTCATTACTATCTGTACGCGAAGCTGCTCGTTCTCCTGCTTGGCTGCGGCGAGTTTTATCAGCAGTTCGTCATTTCGATGCTGCAATTCCTGCTCTCTATTCATGCTCATAGTCATACTCCTTAAATTTCACAATACGCTCTCATCTCGTTTCTCCTTCAGTTCTTCTTCGGTTGGTCGGCGGCAGTATTTCCATTTGCTTGCTCCATAATACTGATGAGTCCAAGTCCAAGAGGTTACGCCGTTATCGAAACACCAAGCTGCACCATCTATCTCTTTATAAAAATATCTTTTGCTCCACTTAGCACGATCATCGCTAACCATCACCCTATCATCAGTCTTGAAGTCAGCGTAGGGTGATACTTCGATGAGGTCCCATACGGAGTTACCTTTGCTTACGGAGAAATACCCATCTTCTGTGAACTTCAAAACTTCCCCATTTTCAATCTCAATAGCTACAGGATAGTTACCAGTGCAATCAATTCCCAGCACTCTCCTGAAAGCTACACCATGAAACAGTCCATCCGGCGCACTGCTCTTGTACTGCTTTCCCATTTCTACTTTCTTATTCATGGTTGTTCTCCTTACAATTAGTTAAGTAATACTTCCCTCGCCAATAGTGCATTGTTACTGTACAGCCAGAATCTTCAACAACTCGCTTAACGCCAAATAATCTAGCAAAAAGTATCGTCCACTGACTAGCTCGCATAGTTGCCAATGCTGCGATTACAGGACTATCATTCATGGTTAGTCTCCTTGTTTGTTAGGTGAGGTTATGAACTACTGGCCTATGTTTGTTTAACATAGCAATGATTTTATTCTCAACCCCTTCATCTAATTTAAATGCGTTACCGATGAAAAGACCGTCGTTTATTTTT